TCCACGTGCTCAGCGCGATGGTTCTGCGCCAACTCGGCGATGCGCCGATCCATCTCGGCGTTGGTGATGACGTTCATAGCTGGTCCTGTCGCTCACTGCGTCCTGACCATTGGACTAGCCGCTTGCTGAAAAGGTGCTTATTTGCAGGGCTTTTGGGAGCAGTATTCCGATGGCTGTTCTAACGCCATAATACCATAAATGGACCAACGAGAGCGCGGGTCGCAGGCCCCGCGAAACTAATGGACCAGCTATAAGAGTTGCGGCCCGACTCTAGTAGCCGAGCCGCTTGAGGATGGCCTCGGGGTAGCTGTGGCCATCGAGAAGTGGGAAGCGATCAGGCTTCGCGCCGCCCGGCTTGTAGCGGAAGATCACGCGGTCCTGGCCCTGACGATAGGAGTTCCACGCCATGATGAAGAAGGCCGAGAGCACGCGCGGCGTGATCGGGCTGATCGTGCGGCGCTCTGCGTCAATCAGGCGATTCCGCAACAGCAGCCTGACGTCACCATCGCCGAGGTCGACGCCCTCTCCCACGCCGAGGAAAAAGGCTTTGGCGTCCTCCGGATCGATGCGCCAACAGAGCAGCCAGAGTAGGGTTGTGGTGGCAGGACTGATCGCGGGCACCTGCGGATACTGCGCTACGGCATCGCGCACGTCGGGGTTGACATGCAGCAGCTTGACGGCCTGGTGGGGCGAGAGGCGCGTCGAAAACTTTGCGGCCGGTTCTCCTGTCTGCTCAAACGCGGCGAGGCGTGTGAGCACGGCGGCGATCCGCGTGTAGTGGGCCTCTCCCCGTGCGCCGAGAATCTCACCAAGTGTGCGAATGGCACCGCGATCACCCGCTGAAACCTCGGGTTCTGGCAGACCTTCCAGGACAACCAGATCCATAGAGACGCCAGACTCCACGATTGCTTCGAGACGATGCTGACCGTTTGGGCCAAGAGTGCCGTCCAGTTCGATCACGATGGCGTCCCAGCCCAGATGGCCCTCGCCGCGTCGAAGGGCGTCGGCGAGTTCATGCACCTGCCTTGGTTTGATCCCACGCGGATTACGCCTGTCGGCGAGAAGCGCCATTGCTTCCACGGGATGGATGCGCCGCACGGAGACGCGCAGATCGGGGTAAGCCTCGGCAATCTCAGCCGCGATCACACTGTCAGCCGGGCTCGCTACGGTTGCCATCTCGATACCTCCTACATAGGTGTTGAGCGGTGCCCGAGCGTTTTAGGCGCTGCGGGCACCTTTACTTCCCCCATCTTCGCCCACGCGGCGGATAGAACCGGCCGCTCATTGCGCTGGCTCCAGGGTGTCGAACAGGGACGGCGTCACGCGAGGCTCTCAATCACCTGCTGCTCGCGTGCGTCGGTCTCCGCGGCCTGCACATTCTTGACCGCCTGCCGGTAGTAGGACGGCTTGAGCTCCACGCCGATCCCACGCCGGCCCGCACGCACCGCGGCGTAGACCTCCGAGCCGACGCCCATGAAAGGCGTCAGCACGTTCTCGCTTGGGTTCGACCAGAGGACCAGGCAGCGGTCGATCACGTCGAGCTGGAGCGGGTGGACGTGGCGCTCGTCTTCGTCGTCGCGCGCCTCGCGGAACGGCAGCACCCGGTCGATCCGCACGTCATCCCAAAACGCGCTCGCGTACTGGCGCCAGATCCAATGGCTGTAGCGGTTCTCGGTCTGCTTGCCCGTCCAGCCACGGTAGCGCAGCAGGTCCTCGGGCACCATCCGCTCGCCGGCGTACTCCATCAGGCCCTTGGGGTGCTCGACCGGGACGGGGTTCTCGCCGTGCCTGCGGAAGGCCAGCAGATAGTCTGCTGAGGCGACCGAGCAGCGCGTGGAGTCCTCCACGATCGTGCGGTGCGCGAGGTCCTTCTTCATCGTGCGGTTGCGGACGGCCAGTGGCTCCTTCCAAACGTGATACCGAGCCACGTAGTCCCAGCCGCGCTCGCGGTGCAGGCGAATGATGTCGCCGGGGAAGTCCCGCAGTGCGTCGCCACCGCTGTTGCCGGTCGGCGTGTCCATGCAATGCACGCATGACATTCGACCGGGCATCGTGAGCCGCGCGAGCTCGTCGACCACGAAGCCGTAGTGCTCCATGAACTGCTCATAGCTCGCGTTGTTCGACAGGTCCCGTGCGCTGCTCGTGTAGTGGTAGAGCCCGGCGAATGGCGGCGAGTAGACCGACAGGTGGATCGAGCCATCGGGCAGCGTGGGCATGACCTCCATGCAATCCCCGAGGTAGAGCGCGTACTGGTCGGTCACGGTCTGCTCGGCTACAGCCATGCGGGCACCTCCGCCGCGGTGTCGTAGCGCTCGGCCGTGTCGATCGCCAGCGCTTCGTTCATGTGCGCCACCAGCGTCTCGAACATCCGGTCGGCCTGCTTGGCCTTGCGTTGCAGGTTCTTGAGCGCGTTCGCGCCGCCCTCGGTGGTCACGATGTCCACGGTCACGGGCCGCTGCTGCCCGAACCGCCACGACCGGCGCACCGCCTGGTAATACTGCTCGTAGCTGTGGCTCGGGAAGAACGCCATCCGGTTGCAGTGCTGCCAGTTCAAGCCCCAGGCGCCGATGATCGGCTTCGTGACCAGCACTCGAATCTCGCCGCGGCCGAAGGCCATCAGCACGTCCTCCTTGCGCTCCACGGAGTCAGAGCCGGATAGCTGCACCGCGCCGTCGATCAGGCTGGTGAGCAGGTCGCCCTCGTCATTGAGCTGACACCACGCCACGGCCGAGTCGCAGTCGCGCAGCAGCTCGGCGCTCATCTCGCAGCGCTCGGCGATCGTGCGCCGCGACTCCTGGCGCTCCTCTTGGATGCCCTGCGCCGGCAGGTCAAACAGCGTGTCTTCGCGGGCGGTCCTCGCCGCAATGACGTGCTCGCGGACGTTGAGCACCGGCAGCACGAAGTCCGCATCGTCGAAGCCGAGGTCCGATGGCCTGCGCATCGCTCGAGCCCATGACGCGACCCACCGCCAGAAGGCGTGCTCGGCGTGGCCCTTGAAGCGCCACTGGTCGCCACCCTGCGCACGCCAACGACCACCGATGGACTTCGAGGTGCGCTCTTTGTTCGTGAAGAACCGCGAGAGCATGTCCATGTGGCCGAGGTAGCCCAAGGCCTCCGAGGATGTGCCGAGCTCGATGTAGTCGTTCGGCGCGGCCGTCGCCGTGCATAGCAGCCGGTAGGGCATCTTGCGCATGAAGTCCGTCACCAGCGCGCGGCGCACCCCATCGAAGGACTTGATCGCGCTGGACTCATCGCAGACCGCGCCGCCAAAGTCCTGCCGCTGGAACAGGTGCAGGCGCTCGTAGTTCGTGACCGTGATCGGCGCTGCGATCGCCCCGTCGCGGGACACCTGCGCCTCGATGCCGAACTTCGCCGCCTCCGCGCACGTCTGCGCCCCCACGGCCAGCGGCGTCACGATCAGCACCGGCCTGTCCGTATGCCGGCGCACGCCATCGGCCCACGCGAGCTGCATCGGCGTCTTGCCGAGCCCACAGTCGGCGAACAGTGCCGCGCGCCCCTTCCTCGTGGCCCACGCGACCAGCTCTCGCTGGAAGTCGAACAGGAAGTCGGGCAGCGACTCGGGCTCAAACCCATGATCGCTGCCGTCCTGCGCCTTCTCCCGCAGGAAGCGGTCGTAGACGGCTACGGTCACGACGGCACCGGCTCGACGGTAGTCGTCCCGCAGATAGCGCACCGCAGGCTCCGCAGGTCTTCGCGCGAGCCGACGGCAAAGCGGTGGGAGTGAGCGCACGTGAAGATGCGGAAGCTCGACTCGGCTGGGGCACGAACCACACGCAGGACGTGGCCGCCGGGGCGCATGTACGGTGAGCACCATCCTTCCGCTTTCCACCGGAGCCATTCCACCGGGTCTCCCTGCTCAACGTTCTCAATGCTCACGAACTGGCCAAGCAACGGCTCGAACACGCGGTCACCCTCGCGCACCTCGTCGGCGCGCACGACCTCGACAAGTAGACGCTCAGCCATCGTGGCCTGGGCCTTTCAGGGCCGGTTGCGTCTCCCCGTCGGCGAGCCGTTCCCGCTCGCCGCACACGCAGACGCAGCGATCCTCGCCGCTCGGGAACCAGTGCATGCTTGCCTTACCGATCATCTTGCAGGCAGGCGGCTCGCCTTTGCGGCCAAGCAGGCTCTCCATCGCGCTCACGTCGCTGGCTCCAGGGTGTCGAACAGGGACAGCGTCATGCGAGCCTCTCGTACGCCAGTAGCTCATCAAGTCGCGCCTCGGCCTCAGCGCGGGTGATGTCGCGTCCCTCGTACTTCGCTGCGTAGTGTCCAGCTGCGTAGACCTTGAACCAGTCGGAGTGCTCGAAGGGATAGAGCTGCTCCATGTTGACCTTCCCTTGAATCTCAAGATGGCATCGCTGGCAAAGGGCCACGAGCTGATGCCAGCGGCAGTCGAACTTGCGCGTCGGGCCGCCGAGGTGGTGGACGGTGAGGATGCGCCACTGGGCCTCGCGCGTCCAGAGACCGTGGACGAAGACATGCACGTGCCAGTTGGGTTGCCCGTTCGCGATTGACGCGACCAGCGCGCCGTCCTCGTTGCGGACGCGCATCGGTCCTTCGTGCTTGCACCGCTTGTCGCACGCTGACCACTCGCCGTCGCCGGACGCGTACGGATGCAGGCAGCGGACGCAGCGGTCACCGGCGAGCACCCGAGCTTCATGCTTGATTCGCTCATGCCACTCCGGCGGGTAGCCGTCGGGGCCGACCTCGTCCGGCTCGTACAGGCGAAACACGCTCACGCTGCTTGCTCCCTAGCCAGCGCGTGACGAATGAGCTTGACCGCTCCCATGCTGCCTGCCCTAAGTGCGCGAGCGAGACAGTCCGCTAGGCCGTGGCCGTCAGCACGGTTCCAGCCGCAGTAGGCGCATCGCACGAGCCGAGGGGGATCAGGTTTCACGCCGCACGCTCCCCGTAGGTCTTGTCCAACCAATAGACAAGCCCGTTCTCAGCAGCCCACAGCTCTGTCTCTGCCGGGATTGCCTCACGGGGTATCCGCAACGTCTTGGCCTGGTCGAGCTGGCCATGGTGAGCATGGCAGGCCCAGCGACAGACGGCGTTGCACCACACCACTCGCTCGTCGCGGCTGACCTCCTTGCGGATGACTTGTGCCCGGATCAGGTGCGCGAGTTCGAGCCGGCCAGCACATGGCGAGTCGCTGAACTGCGCGAGGAAGCAGGTCGGCGTCTCACCAGGCAGGAACCCGTAGGTGTAGAGCGCAGGACGCTCACGCTCGCGTCGGCCCTTGGGTTGGCGCTCGGGTTTGGGCACCGGAAGGACGCCGCTCTTGGCCTGATGGGAGAGCGTCCGGCTCAACAGTTCGCCTCGCATTCGAAGTCGGCTGGACACTCTGCCTTCCCGAAGCCCACCCGCCGGAACGCATACTCCGCTTCGTGGGCTTCGATGCCGCATTTGCGACATGTCTCCGCAGCACCAAACCACTCGCCTACACGCAGCCACTTCGAGAGCGGCAGTCGCAGCTTGCGTCCGATCCACCACGGGATTTCGCTCTCGCGTTCGACATCCCAGCCAAAGCCACGCTTGAGCCATCGCTTGGCCTTGGCGGCTGCGGAGTCAGTCGGCGTCATCGCGCTCTCGCTATGTCGAGAAGCAGCCGCTGCCCCGCGCCAATCGCCTTACGTGTGGCTGGGCGCTCCGCAACCAACGCCTGGACGACGGTCTCGGCGCGGTCTGCCTGCACCATGAGCTGGCCCGCGATCCACATTGGCTCGTCAAGCTCCTTGATTTCGACGCTCATGCGAACAGCACCCGCTCACCACATTCGATGCAGGTGCGGACCTGCAGGAGCAGCGGCGCGCCCGTCCGCTGCCATGCGTCATATGCCGGCGCACCTTCGGGCGGGATCATCGTGTAGTGGACGTGAACCTCGGGATCGTCGAGAGCCGCGATGACCTCCGGCGCCTGCTCGATCGTGTCGTCGGAGAGCTTGACGCCGGTCACGTGCCTCGTGCGGGCAGCGTGCGCGAGGTCGAGCATCGCCTTGCAGTCCTCATGACGGACCGCGACGACGCGCTTCTCGTGCTCCGTGGGTGGACGCCCGGCGCTCAACAGCCCAGCTCCCGGGCCTTGGCTTCGTGAGAGGGGGAGACGGTCACGGACAGCATGCCATTAGAAGCTCGCGGGCGTGCTCTATCTCCAAAGCCGTGTTGTACTGGTCCTCAAGCAATTGGTCGTACTCGCGCTGCTGCCGCGTCTCGGCTGCCCGGCGTTCGTACTCCCGGTCCTCCATGTCACGCTCGTAGTCACGCTCGCGCCTCAGTCGTTCATCGCGCATCCGATCACCCGTCCACTCGCTCCCCGCGCTCACGCCCGTGCCTGCCTCTCGGGCTTCGGTGTCCAGCCTGTGATGACCCGGTAGTGGCTGTTGTGGCCGTCGTCGTCATCGACTGTCGCGCCCCACTCGGCGAGAGCGGCTTGGACGACCTTGCGCGCTTTGAGCCGCCATGCTTTGCCGATGACCGGGTGGTCTTGAATCGCCTCCCACGGCACCACATCCTCGCCGCGATCGAAGCGCTGCGCGTGCTGCCTATCAACCTCGTACATGGCCCTCGCTGCCGCCTCAACCACGTTCTCAGGTATGGCGAGCCCGCTCACGTCCTCACCGCCCGGTTACGCGCCCCGCAAGCGCGGTCAGCCTTGCGTTGGGCGGCCATCGCCGCATTGACCCTTTCGCGTGCGTGAAAGACGTGCACGAGTGCGGCGCAGTCCTCGGCTGTCGCGGCGCAGTCCTCGATCTCGACGTTCCCGCCGTCATCTATTGCGACGATCACGATCCGGCCGGGCGGCTCAATCGAGCACGGCTCGAACGCCTCGGCGTACAGTCTCGTTTGCCAATGGGCCTGCTCGAAGATGCGCCCCTTGGCTGATGTCTTCCAGTCGATGAGCGTGCGCTGGCCGCGCGACCAGCACAGCAGGTCCGGGCGTCCCGCGTAGCCCAGCGCCGGGTTACAGACCGTGAACTCCACGAACCGCTCACGGTCGTAGGGGTCGATCGGCTCCGGGCGCAGCTTCAACCACGCCTTTGCACAGCCCTGCACCCACGGCGCCCAGGCCTCTGGGTAGTCCGAGAACCGCGGCGGCTGGCCCGTCACGGCGAGCGTTTGGAACGCCTGATGGATCGCCTTCCCACGTTCGCTGGCCTCATCGCGCACGGCCGCTGCGCCAAGGCCAAGCGAGCGGATCCGCTTCACGACCTGGTCGAGCGCAACGCCATCAAGCTCACCAGCCATCATCGCTTGCACCGCGCCGCGCGCCCCGTGGTCTTCATGCCAGTAGTACAGCGCCTCCTTGGAGAGCAGGCCGACGATCGAGGACACCGAGTCCAGTTCCTCACCGTCCAGTAGGTAACGCCGACGGCGCGTCTTCGCGGGCTCGCCCCGCAGGGTCAGCCATGCTCCAGCGGGTAGGTCTTCAAAACGCAGCAGCCCGACGCCCGGGATCTCCCGCTCGAGCACGTCGCCATCGACTACCAGCGTCTGCTCCATCGCACATGGGACGAGCGACAGGTCCTCGACGGCCAGGTCGGGGGTCACAGAACTTCGCCTTTCGCACGATGCCAGATGTAATGAACGTCGAGCGGTGAGACATCCTCCCGAGGGTCGAGCAGCAGCGCGGCGCCACAAACGCGGCACGTCGTCAACCCAATGCGCGCGCCCTCGACCGGGACGGCTGTCGGCGCATCATGCGGGAGGGCATGGGAGACGCCGACGGTGACTCGGTGTCCCACATTAGCCATTAGTCCCGCACCGCGTACTCGTAATCCTCGACCGCCTCGGCCGAGACGCCCCGTTCATCCGACCACTCCACCAGCGGCAGATCGAGCGAGGGGTCATACCCGACGACCACGCCTCGTGCCCAGCGACGCTGGCCATCCTTGCCGCACACACTGCGCACGCGGGATTCGACTCGCGTGCCGACCGCTACCCGACGGCGCATCCCCGAGACCGCTGCCAGCTTCTGCGTCTCGTCGGGTGACTGGATGGCGCTCACCCTGAGCACCTGCCCGGGCAGCCCGTGTCATCGCACTCGGGGCCGTTGTCCTCGGACTCAAGCGGGCCACCGCAGACGGTGCAAAGTCGAAGCTGTCGGCGAATCGCGTCGGCAAGTCCACGCCCTTCCGCGCCGCTCGCCGCGTGCGTGGACTGCGTCGAATCGAGGATGACCAGCGCGCGCCGCCATTCCTCGCCGTGAAGCGTGACGCTTTGCTCGCCCGCAGTCGCCGGGGAAAGCTCGGCGAGCACCGTCCGCAAGTCCTCGGGGCTGAGGCGCAGGCCGAAGAGCGCGTTGGAGATCGCGATCTTGCCCTCCGAGTCAAGCCAAGCCTGCAAGCTCACCGGGCCGTCCTTGATCCTGAGCCGTCGCCCCGTCTCGTGAACGCTCACCGTCCCACCCCCGCCATGTACCCAGCGAGCGCCTCCCGAAACGCGGGCAGGCTGGCCTGGGTCAGTTGGTCGATCGAATCCACGCCTGCGGCTACGGAGAGCATCGCTACTGCGTTGTCGTCGAGACCAGCGGTTTCGGCGACGAGGTCAGTGAGCTGCCCGTTAGTGAGCGGAGCGAAGCCCGAGTGCTCATTGGCGCCCCGGATCCCGGCCGCTTTCGCTGGCCGCTTCCGTCTCGCTGGGGCGGCTGACGCCAGCCAGTCCCAGGCTGCCACATGCGACCCGACAACCTCGGGGGCCGAGCTTGCTCGCCAGCCTCGTTTGCTCAGTCGGAAGGTCGGGTGGTTGTCGTTGCCGCTGACGGCCCGCTCGAATTCCCGCCGGTTCACCGTGCCGTAAAGCCAGAGGCCCGACACGAGCACGCCGATCTTCCCGCGTGCCCCGACGCGTTGCCGAGGAGCACGGCCGTTCGCTGAGGCTGGGGCGCTCACGAGAACGCCCCGAAGATGCCCGGCAGACGCACGGCCACAAACTCGCCGTCCTGGTCGAGCGTCCAGCGCCCCCCGCAGTCGCACGCGTGAGGTCCGTGGTGGCCATATGGCAACGCACAGACGCAGCTTGCCTCCCGCTCGTCGCAGACGACAACGGCTTGCCCTTGCCGCGGAGGCCGAGCCCCCGAACCTCCAGGGGCATCCCGCGGCTGGCTGGGCGCGACCGTACCCTCAGAGCGGTCTACACCAGCGGGCGCGATTACGGCGCTCCCGGCGGCTCGCGCCTCGGCTATAGGTAGGGTGTGCGCGGGCGACTCGGCCCGGGTCCGGTAGCTAGGGGAAGCCACCGGGATTGGGGGCTGGGCGTCAGCATCGCCCGCGCAGTCTGGTGTGCTCGGCTCGCCGTAGACGTCAGCATCGCTCCAACCGTCCCGAAGTGCGTCAGTGAGGCTGACTGGCCCGTCGTGGTCTTGGAGCGGGGGGCACGGGTCGGGCATGCTCACCAGCCCTCCGGTAGGCAACCCTGGCTCAACGCCTCACATGCAGTCACCAGTTCGGTCCCAGTGACACGCTTGAGGCGGCTCGTGGCGTGGCCATCCGCTTTGCTCGCCAGACGCACCTTCTCGGCTACCGCGCGCTGGCGGAACGACAGGATCTGACGAGGGTAGCTGCGCGAGCCGACCCGGAATGCATAGACCTTGACGGGCGCACTCACTCGTCCTCACGTCCCTTCGCGGCACGAGCGAGAGCGAACGCGAACAGCACGGCCAGCAAGAGGACGCAGCCGATGACGAGCAACACGATCACGCTGCCTCGATCGCGCGGTCGAAGGCGGCGAGGACCTCGGCTTGTGAGTGGGTGTCGTTGAACGCCCCAATCGAGCCTTTCCCGACGGCCTCGTAAAGCAAGTCGTAGGCTTGATCGTAGAGGCCACTACCGGGCTCCTGGGCATGCGCGAGGGCCGTAAGCGCGCACTCCTGCGGGTGGAAGGGCTGGTGGTTCACCCAGACTGCCGGGTCTGCGCACGTGCGCCGTGCAGCTTCAAGTACCGCCTTGGCGTCTGGTGTGGCTGGCGCGCTCATGCCTCGCGCTCCAACTCCATCTCGGCCTGAACCACCAGCGAAGCAACGCACGTGAAGTACAGCTCGCGCAGCGTCGCCAGCAGCATCCGGCGTGCCTCGTCTCGGCTCATGCCTTCCCCTCCGGCGGCCAGAGGGACTTCATGCTGACCTTGAGCACCCTGGCGATTGTCTTGCGGTAGCGGACCGGCACTTTTCGGCTGCCGCACTTCCACTGCGAGACCAAGCTCTGACTCACGTTGCACGCGTCGGCGACCCGCCTGCCGTCGCCGGCCTCATACATCGCTTCCGCAAGCGGCGAGCGGCGAGTCGTCCGGGAGCGGCGGCGCGTCATCGTTCGGCCCTCCGCTCGGCGACCTCGACGATCGCTTGAGCGAGTGCGACGTGCCCGGCGTCATGCTCGTAGATGTCGCGGTGGTCGAGGAATCCGGCGGCCACGCGGACCTGCTCGGCGGTAGGCCACCACGCGCGCCACTGGTCCTTACGGCCGCCAGGATCTTCGCCCGCTCGTGCTCGCTCCGTGCGTAGCTGGGCCTCGTCCAGGGCTTCGTCGCGGTCGGCGAACAGGTCCTCGACGTAATGGACGCTGCCGCTGCCCACGCCCGTTGACCAGCACATGTAGTCCTCCGCGTCCGCGCCGCCTACGCGCTCGGCTCGCGCCGGGTTCATGTTGTCCGCGCGCTCGCCGTTGTCGGCTCCGTGATCGACCACGCGCATCTGGATCATGCCGATCTGCAGGGGCGCGGACTCAACGCGCCACTCGGGCCATGTGCCGAGCGTCACGGTAGCGTTGACGCCGCACTCGGGGCACTTCACCGAAAGCGCCTCCCCGTTCGCGGCCTGCGTAGCGAGATGTCCGCGCCCACGGCAGAAACGGCACGGCAGGTTGATCGCCTCCCTGGTCGCGGAGACCTTCCAGACCCGATCGCCAAGGCTGAACTTGCTCGTGAGCGTGGCCATGGCCTAACCCTACCGGCCACGTCGGCGCCACGTCAAGACTTTTACGTTAAGACTTTCACGCTATTTGCGGAGTCCTTCGCCCCGACAGCCTCAAGGAACCATGTGCCCCCCGTCGATACCCAGCACATGAGGTTTGCTGAGACGATGATGCGCAACGGTCAGGTCACGGCCGAGCTACTGCTGGTGTTGCGGGCTGCGGAGGAACGCGTCGAACGCTATTCGACTTTGACGCCCGGCTTCTTGCCCGATGCCAAGAAACGCCCATCCGGCGGATAGTGCAGCTTGCCCTCACAGTCGGTGCGGTTCGGCCTAGTGACGCCTTCGCGGCGTAGGCATTCGTAGCAGTCGCAGGGCTTGTCGGTCGGCATCGCCGAGAAGCTACCAGAACCGACGAACGCCCCGCCTCAGCCCCGAACGGGGGGCCAATGCGGACCGAAGAGGGTCAGTCGGGATCTTACGCCCGCGTGCTCCTGAACGACGAAAGCCCTGCCCAGCGCATGGCCAGACAGGGCTTTCGAGCGTGAATGGGGCCGGGGTCTTGAAGCGTTTAGACCGACCACATCATCGGCGTTGGTAACGCGGACGCCGCCCCGCTAGATCCGTTCGGACCCCCTTGGCATGTGGGGAAGCCAGTGGGCGACATCGACCGGCGCGTGGAGCAGCCGACATGCTGGCGCGGGCGCGAGCGGCTGCGCGGGCGGCTCCCACATCCACGGCGGCACGATCCGGCACATGATCTGCTTGACCTCGCGCTGCGTGCGGATCACCCAATGCAGGGCTTCGTCGAACGCCGGATATGACCACAGAGACAGCGGAGCCATGCTCACCTCCCCGATTCTGGCATGCGCCCGACGTGAATCGAACACGCGACCTGCGGCTTGAAAGACCGCTGCTCTTCCCGCACCCCGAAGGTTACGGTTAACCACTGAGCTACGAGCGCATCTGCGATCCTACCTCACGCCTCTACATAGACCCCGGCTTCTCCGCCTTCGGAAAGCAACTGAGCGAAGGTGGCGACAGGCATCCAGACAACCGAAGTCTCAGCCGAGGGATAGGCCAAGCCCCAGGAGTTCTCGAACGGGATCGCTGAGGCAGCGGGGCGCGCGAGTGCGGCCAGCACTTCCTCGACCGTGGTGGCCCACCGGATCGCTTTGATGCCATCGATGAGCGATGGTGCGGCGTCGCCGACATCTCGGGTGCAGACCTGCTCGCCGGCCTGGAGCCGGTGGCCTTTGGTGAGCAGCACGTCAGCACCAGCCTTGACGCTCGCGCCTTCGCCCGACGGGTAGGTGCCTTCGAGGATGCGCGCCTGGTCGTAAAGCCAGAACGCGTCGAAGAACTCGTCTTCGCCGTCGGGCTTCGCGGCCTTGTGGATCGTGATGGCTCGGCTGTTGCCGAACCCGACGCACGCGCCTTCCTGGCCCTGGTTGTAGAAGACCTGCGCTGGGCGTCTGTCGAGCACAACCGATCCGTTCGGCTCAAAGCAAAAGCAGTGGCCTCCCCGGATCGAGCCGAGCGGTTCGCCCTTCGCTACATCGGGCAGGTGGAAGCTGCCGTCGATCGCTTTGGGCGTATCGAAGCTGGTGAACCAGTTGAAGCCGACCACCACGGGCACACCCGTCGGTGCCCCACCTGGCGTCGCCGCGAGGGGCATCGCATCTATGTGCGGTTTGTCCTTGGGGATGATGCAGCCGAGAGAACCGCTCATGCTCACACTCCTGCTTTCGGCGCATTAGAGCCACCGCCGAGTTTCTCTGCGATACCCGACGGTTTCCACACCAACAGGTGGGCACCGAAGGCAGCGACGATCGCGCTCAACACGAGCTGGAGCGTCGCGTCGTTCAGCCCGAAGATGCTCGTTTCGATCGCCGTATAGAGCGCCGCTACGACCGCGGCGACGATGGCGAGCACGAGCGCCTTGACGGGTTCCGTAACCCACGGGGCAAAGTGATTAATTATGTAAGTCGCTAGCGGCACCAGCGCGCCGAGTAGTACGACCCAAACCTGTGGAGATCCCAATAGCATATTATTCTCGTTCCGTTTTTTGTTGGTGGTTGTCGCGGGCTCTGCGGCGATTGCAGGCCCGACATAGCCGCGTTCCCCGCTTGGTGATATGCGTATTCAGCAGGTCAAACGCGTGCCCGTACTTGCAATGTGTCTGTCGCGAGTGTTTCGCAGAGGTGCCCTCTCCGCGCAGCACATTCTCGCCGCGCGTCACCGGCTCCATGTGCGCTGGATTCACACAGGCGCGCACACGACAAAGATGGTCTATCGATAAGTCGCCGATAGGGCCGACTATCCGTTCATAGGCAAACCTATGCGCCTTTGTTGGCTTGAATTGCCCGTAACCGTCAGCATCAAGGCTTGCCGTCCAGAGCCAGCACGGTCCCAACTCGGGGCGGTGCTCAGGGACGGGACCGTCCTTGTTGACCTTCGCCCAAAAGCGCTCGGCTGGATCGCGGGCCGCAACGCAAGAAAGTGCTCGCCCTGATGGAGCTGGGGATCGTGTTCAAGACTCGTGCCCGTGACGGCAAGACGGCAACGGTTTCGGCTGTCAAGTGTGACCGCTGCAAAAGGAAGTGTCTGCGGACTCACCCCGACATGTCGAAGGCCGATGACCTCGACAACCTGGATCAGTTCTAATCCTTGAAGTACACGACACGCTGAGGTTCTATGCGCCGGGGTATCGGGTACAAGGGGAGCGGAGTATCCGAGGTCGGATGCGCCTGATGCCCGAGCGCGATGGCAATTGCGTGAGCGACGAACGGGACGACGGACTCAGCCCTTCTGGCCGTTAGGGCCATACCGAAGCGGTTGTCGAGCAGCAGCGCCACCTTCTTGTCGTATGTGTGAGCGCGCATGAACGGCACGGTGTAGCCCGATACGACCACGTCATGCCATGAGACGGAGTCCATCTACGCCGCCACGGCAGCCATCGCGGGACGATTCAACGCTGATGTCAGTTGCGCGAGGAAGATCATGGCGACGCGCCTTATGGCAGTATCCGTGCGTGGCACCGGAGCCGGAGGAACCCGAGGCGAAGCTCGACGGGAAAGGGCTCGGCCAAGAGCGGCCCGAAGTTCACCCGCTCGCCTCCGACCAAGACATCCGTGCCCAGCTCGACCGGGCGGGAGCGAGTTGGAAGTGCCCCGTCTGTGAACACAGCGCGTGGAGCATCGCGGTGCATCCCTTCGCGCTTGCCCCGATCAGGGGCGGCGTGGTCGTCTCTCACGAGGGGTCGCCGGTTCGCGCCCTCGTCTGCGACAACTGCCGATTCGTCCGCCTGCACGCGATCGACACCCTGATCTAGCATGGCTCCCTCCTTGGGGTAGCGTTGGCCTGAAAGTGAGGTACAGCCGATGCAAGCACCCCGAGATGGATCGTGGAGAACCGGGTCGGGACGAGGCGTTTCCTCATTGCTTCGCCTCCTGTGGTTGGTGCCTTCGACAGTAGCCCGTCGGCGCCATTTCGTGGCGCCAGCATCGGCGGGCGTTGCATGACCAATGTACCCTCAGCCCGAGCAGCCCGAGGACACAGGCCAGCACCTCGACGGCTTCGCCCCATGATGAGACGAGTCTCATGGCCGGTCGATGCCTTGACGCTGCTCTGCTTCGGGCATCGCAAGCTCGGGAAGCAGCAGAAACCGAGCGCCCGGCCGTCTCATGCCAAGGCCAGCGTCACGCCGAGCGCCCCGCACACGCAGACGACGAACCCGCCGTAGGTCTTGGCCACGCTCGCCCAGCCTGTCTCGGGGCGCAGTCGGGCGATCACACCGCACAGCACGAGCGCCACGGCGACACAGCCGAGGATCGGCACGGTGCCAGCACCGGCAAGTAGGGGAAGCGCGGGCGCGATCGAGCAGGCCAGGGTGGACAGGCCCATCGCGACCGCCGGACGCAGCTTCGCTCCGCTGTCGCTGAGCCACTCGCCGGTGCTCATGCTCAACGCGGCGCCGAGTGCTCCAGTCAGCGCGCCCGCGAGCGCTGTCGCGGCGCCGTGCTCGATCGCAAGGTAGAGCACCAGGCCCATCAGGGAGCACAGGCCGTCAAAACCGCCGAAAACCGCTTGCTGGCGGTCGTCGGGCGTCATGTCGACTCGCCGTGCGCGAGCCGGTCCGCGTGCTTACGCCTGTGGCGAAGCTGGAGCTTGCGGTGGTGCTTGACGGTGTGGTGGAAGTGGCAGACGCTCGCGGTGGTCCCGTCCACCTTGTGGTGTGCCCACATCGGGCACCACCAGCAGCCCTTGCAGTTGTGCTGCTTGTAGATCGCGAACGCGCCGGCGAGCAGCGTGACCTCGCTGATGTCCGAGGCGATCCCTGACCACCAGTTATAGGACCGGCACCGGGCGACTTCGTGGGCGGTGCCCGCGCACTGGCCGAGCGGGTGCCAGAACATCGACAGGAAGGCCAGGTGGATCATGGCCGCGTCTGCTCGGCGACCCGTCGCTTGCAGTTGTAGGTCGGCGCGATGACCTCTGCGAATTCGTCAAGCGCCTGGCGCTGGGCGAGAACGCGCGCGCGCGTCAGCTGTCCCGCGGGGTTCCGGGCGATCAGGCGCTCGAGTCCGATGACCGCCTGGGCGTGACGTTCGTTGCCTTCGCGGCAGCTGCGCATGCTCGACGACACCCGCGACTGCTGGACTTCTGAAATGCGGTCGCCGTTCTCGACGAGCACCCAGACGGACAGCGCGATGATGGCTCCGACGAGGCCTCCGAGAACGATGGCGAGCGCGAGCCGCTCCCTGTGGTGCAGGCGTTTTATTGGCGTCATGGGTGCACCCCCGCGAGCACCCCGACGATTGCGCCGACACTTCCCGTCGCGATCCCCGAGATGACCCCGACGATGATCAGCTTGTTGCGCTCCCTGCGCTCCTGGTGGGGGTGACCGCCGACCGCTTCGAGGTCTCTGTTGACATCGTCGAACTGGGTACGCAGGCCTTTGATCTGCTCAGCGAGCACGCCCACGTTTCCGAGGGTCTCGTGCAGCCTGCCGACCGATGCCCTCAGCTCACGGACCTCTACTTGGAGATCGTCGAGGCGCCCGTCGTTCCAGCGCTCAAGTGCGGTCACGGTGGGCACCTTCCTGTGGGTTGTAGGATCGGGGCTGCGCGGCGAGCGGAGGACCACCGTACTTACCCAGAATGCGGGGCTGCCTCACGGTGGGAAACGACCAGGCAGGCGCCGCGCCCCCGATTAGACTCTTGGCCGATGAGCGACACCGACCATCAGATCGTCTACTCGATCGAAAACGCGCCGCTGGTGCGCTTCGCCACGCTCACGCGCGATCTGCCCTACGTCGTGGAAGCGACCTGGGCATCCGACCCACTGGTGCCAGACGAGGCCGTCGCGTGCGTAGTCGAACACGACGGAGACACTCGGTACATCCTCGCACCTTCAAGCGGTGTGGCGATGGTCCGCTGTGCGGGTGGCAGCGTGTACGTGACCGGATGCGGCCAGACGGTGTCCGAGGCCGAGGCCCTGATCGCGCTCGTGCGCGAGCTTCAGCCACTCACCGAGCACGAGGACGGGATGGTGCCGGTCACGTTCTGGGCATACGGGCCGAACGGCCCGTTCAGCACGCGCCGCAAGGTGGCAGCGCCGACGTGGGGCGAGATCGCCGACAACTACGCCACCGTCACGCTCGGACGGCTGGCAGCCCTGACTGATGGCTCGTTCGCCCCGAGCGTCGGCGGCCAGCTCCTGCTTTGGTCAGGCGACGCAGGCACCGGCAAGACGACCTTGCTCCGCGCGCTTGCCCGCGAGTGGGAGGACTGGTGCGAGCTGCACTACATCACCGACCCCGAGAGGTTCTTTGGCACCCAGGCGGACTACATGATCCAGGTGCTACTCGGCGGCGGGGGGAAGGACGGGCCGGGCAGCGAGCCGCCGCCGTGGCGGCTGCTGGTCCTTGAGGACGCGGGCGAGCTGCTGCGCGCCGACGCGGGCGAAGTCACCGGCAAAGCACTGTCACGGATGCTGAACACGGTTGATGGCCTGATCGGCCAGGGCTTGCGCGTGCTGGTGCTCGTCACCACGAACGAGGAAGTCGGCAAGCTGCACCCGGCGGTCGCGCGCCCCGGCCGCTGCGCCGTCGAGGTCGAGTTCGAGGCGCTAGATCGTGAGGGAGCCGCAGCGTGGCGCGAGCAGCATGGCATCGACTCCGCGACGGATGGCGGCGCAACGCTCGCCGAGCTGTACGCCGAGCTTGAAGGGTTCAACGGCGCACGACAGCGCCAGCCAGTCGGCTTCGCCGCGTAGCCCCGCCGCCTACAACACCAGCCCGGCCAGCGCCACCTCGTCTGCTGGCGCGAGTCCGTCACGAGGCAGTCGTCGAGCTTTGGCTGGCGAGGGGTTGCCGCGCTGCTCACGCTCATAAAGCCGGTCGGCTTCCTCGACTGCCTTCGACGCGCGCCAGACAACCATCGATGCTGAGTCCTCGCGCAACGGCCGTCCACACTCAGCGCCGGTCATGCCACGTGATTTAGCAAGTCCAGCGCCGCCGCTTCGAGGTCGCCGTCGCCGATCCAGGCGCAGGCGAGGGGCGTGCCGCCATAGTGCTGCAACCCATGAACGCCCGGCAGATGTGTCTCCCACAGCTCGATGCGGTCAAGCGGCCAGTACAGCTCGCCGCCGCACCGATCGCCGACTCGGCTCGGGTCTGCCCTCGCGTGTAGTCGGACCTGTAGCCCGACCCTCTTGGCGTGGTCGCACAGCTCATCGAACGCCGGGAGATGCCGCGCCCGCTGGATTGCTACTTCGCGTTCGGGTTCCATGTTCAGGAACAGAATGGCAGGCGACGCAGCAGCGGCAGCACCGCAAGGGCGAACGCGAGCTTGAGCTGGCGCACCGCGTTCTCGAGCTCGATCTGCTGGTAGGCAAACGTGCGGTCGCCCCCGGGCTCTGCGGCGTAGGGGTTCTCGACTGGCCCCCAGCGCTGGCGTGCCTGCTCGTCGCTGATGAGTCGCAGCATCAGGCGAGCGGCCGCCTCAGCTCGTGTTCGAGGGCGGCGATGGCCGCATCCACGGTGCGCCCCTGCCCTAGCCACACGTCGCACGCGTGACGATACGCCTTCGTGTCGGGCGTGACGTGTTTGCCGCCGCCCGGTCGGCATTCGTGGCCGCTGTCCTTCGCATCGCCCTCAAGCACCCGCAGTAGCCCGCGTGTCTTGATGTCGCTGCGCAGCTCCTTCCTGAGCTTCCCGGGCGTGGGCGGCTTGGGCTTGGGCTTGGGTTTCGGAGGCTTCTGGTCGAGTTCGATCAGCCCGCGGTTCTGGTCAAGGTCAATCGTGACGCCAAAGCGCGAGCACGTCCCGCAGTATTGCCAGAGCACGATCGCCGACGCTGGGTAGCCCCCGAACGGCGACGGACCGCCGACGCCCCACTCGCTCGCCCACAGATAGCCCGCGCAGTGCCCACCGCCACCAGCCGCATACCCGCCGGGGTAGGAGAACACGCCGAAGATCGGCAGGCCAAGATCCTGCGCCTCGCTGGTGAACTCGCACGAGCGCCAGAACACGCCGGACACCTCGGCGTCGAACCAGTAGCCCAGTGGGGCGTGAGGCACGAGCTCGTGCGTGTACGCGGCCTCCGAGGCTCCTGAGATCCCGGGCTCGCCGAAGTCATAGACGCCGAACGGGATGCCGTGCTGCTCAGCGTCACGCTCCTGTTCTCGCAGTGAGGGCTCTTGGTTGAGCCCGTAGGCCGCCTGGATGACGACGCAGTGCAGGCCGACCGTCTGGGGATACCAGCCCTGCCACTGCGACCAGTCCGCGCACTGCGACTCCGTGGCCGTGAGCGGGGAGACGAGACCGAGCTTGCCTTCGGCCTGCATCGCCTGGTGGACGCATTCACCGGCAGAGGGAGGCACGCGGGTGACGCACTTCGGGCCACTCGGCTCCGAGAAGGTGAGTGTGCCCGCTGGCTTGGAGGGGTGCTGGCGCGGTGGGGTATGGGGCGACGCGCCAGAACAGCCAGCGAGCACGAGGGTTGCCGCCAAGGCGGCGAAGACAGCAGTGCGCATTTTCCTCATGAGCCGATCTCTCCCGCGTACGGATTCGACTCGCCCGACGTGAAGGCGAAGAAGTCCTCGACGCCACGGCGCGTGTAGCCGAGCACGAACTCGCGCTCGGGATCGGTCAGCTCGAAGCTCTCGATCGGCTCGCCGCCGAGGATGCGGTCTCCGATGTCGGCCAGCCTCTCCATGTCGGCGCGCAAGCTCATCGCTTCCTCCCCGGTAGCGGCTGCCCGCATCCCTGGCCGGATCGGCATTCCCGCTCGTCGCTTTCTCGCAGACCCCGGCAGACACTGGAGCTGACGCCGCCGCATTCCTCGTGTTCATGGATGACGTGGACGAGCGCGAAACAGCCGACCACGATGAGGTAGATGGAGACGGCGACGAGCGCCACGAGGGCGATGGCACGGTTGCGGGTCACGACATCCCAGCGTAGACCAGCGGGTCGCCCGCGCCCACCCAGAGGCACGGGCGACCGCCAGACGGTTGCTACTCGGCTGCGATGGCGAGAACGACGGTCGCGCTCGTTTCCGGCGTGGCACCGACGATGAGCAGCTCCGTGGTGTCCGGCTCGATCGTGGACGCTTCGAGCGTTGCCGTCCCGGTCGTCGGCCCCGTGGTGATCGAAAGCCGCGAGGCCGCGAACTGGACCGCGACCGAGCCTTCGCCGTTCGCGCCGATCGGCACCGTGACGGTTTCGCTGGTCGGGGCGACCGGGCCGGGGTCGTCGCCTTTGACGGTCGCGTCGGCCGCGTCGACGCTCGTGCTGAGCGATGTCAGGCTGTCCTTGATCGGGCCGAGTTCGGCCGCGGTGATCGTGCCGCCGTTGGCCTCTTTGGCCTCGATGTCGGCGATCGTCTGGTTCACGTCCGTGGCGAACGTGTTGAAAGCTGAGGTGAGGGTGGTGACGGCCTCGGTGAGTTCCGCCACGGTTGCTTCGGTCATGCGCTGTTTCCTTTCGAGGTTTTTGACGCGTTGCTCAAGCTCGCGGAAGTCGATCGGCGGTCGGCCAATCAGAATCGGCTCTGGCGTGTCATGGTGGTCATCGTCCATGTCTGCTGCTCAAGCTACCAGGACTGCGCCGCTCCCGCGCTCGAACGCGTAGTTGACCGCGTTGACATGTTGTCAGAGTCGGAGTAGTCTGGCAGCAGACGTAAAAAGGCCGCCAGTTCTCAGGCTGACGGCCGGCCACCACAAACTGATCGGAGTTCGTGATGACAGCAGCCAGCCTAGCCGAAGCACGCGATGACATCGTCGCCAGTGTCGCGCGGGAGACGGGCATCCCGGCGAGCGAGATCAGCGATCTGCGTGCGCGCGGGCGGCGAGCCGTCGATGCCCGACACGTAGCGATGTGGGTCGTGCGCGAAGTCGGCGAACAGGGCTACGAGGATGACGAGACTGAGGTCTACGAGCTGTTCGGCACGAGACTAAAGACGATCGACGACGCATGCTTGCGGGTGTACGAGGCACCGGCTCTGCGTGAACTGGCGCAGCGGCTTCTCAGCGAGCACCGGCCAGCCAAAAGCCTCGGGGTCGGGTAGCGAATCGTGGTACTTCCATGGCGCGCCAAACCGGAGTTTGCGAGGGCCTTGGCCGGAAGATGCGGAAACGGCTCGAAGATCCACACACTATGAGTACAAGCCATACACAGAGAGAAGAGGTGGAGCAGTGAGACAAGCGAAGACGCAGAGCGGAGGAGGGACCCTGACGAGGGTTCATCACGGGGTTGAGAGACGCTGATGAGGGCGAGGCTGACAAGTCCCTATCGGGAGACACACTGGAAGGTCCAGCGCATCGTCGGTCAGCGCGACATTCGGAATGGCAACGCCTATGTCGAGATCCTGGAGTGTGGCCACGAGGGCCGCTCGTGGTGGGTTAGGGCCGACACTCCCCACGATGGCGCGCGGTCCCGCCGGTGCTTCGAGTGCACCCGTGAGGCATGTCGATGACGCTGTGGGACTCCGGTGTTTGCGCGATTGGACCGGACGCGCGGCATGGCCTAGGAGGGTTTGGCGAAACTCGAACCCCCGCTCCTAGAGCGGGATCGAGGTCGGCGGATCACGGTCGATACCTCACGTCTGAGCCGAGCGTACCCCACGGGGATGCCCGATGAGTGGGCTACGGCGGCGGTTCCCAGGCGTAGATGGCGTCGAGGGCGTCGAGGTCGATCCCGATGCTCCCGATATTCGGGGGCATCTCAGAGAACTCGGTCAGAAGTTTCTGCCCCCAGAATATGCTGGTGCGAAGCCACTCCCGGACCAGCAGATGCACTTGGACCGCTGGCTCCGCGAAGAGGTGCGGTATCACCTCAATGTGGGGATTCGGCCCCTTTTTCCGGGCGCGAATAAACACAAGCTCTGTATCCACCTTCAAGGGACCCCGCTTGGACGGGACGTTTCGATCCGGCACAACGCAATCCCGACTATCGCTGATCTCGATGGCGGCGTGAATGGGGAGCGCCCAGACTGGCTCCATCGTCCGGTGCTTGTCGCTGGTGTTGACTTTTGCCAAGACCGACGTCCAGTACCACGCGCGTATCCCCCGAGCGTGTTTGTATGGCTGACATCGACGGACTCGTGCGATGTCTGCGCGCGTCGCACCGGGGAGCTTCGTGGGCAGCGATCCGTTGAAGCCCGCTCGGCTATCCGAGATCGGGAAATAGATTTTCCGCTGCGCCTTCTTCGAGAGGGCGTCGGGGGGCGTTCGACCGCGCGTCACGATCGCCCAGGCGGTCTGGTCAAGCGCGCTGCGCAGGTTGTTCGCTATGTCGCCGATGAGCAGACCCCAGGTGGGCGGCATGGGATCGATGTCGGTGACGATCACGGAGAAGCCGTGGCGTTTTGGCTGGTATTCCGCCTCTACGGTGAAGGTGGGCTGACAGTCGGGGTCAGATGTAACGGCGTCGAGGTCAACTTTGAGCGTCTGAGCGTGGACTACAGCGCGCCCCCACTTGAGCCACGCGCTCTCGAACAGCGGATCGGGGTCGTCCACGCAGACGAGCCTATGCCCGTCACGCAGCGAGCGCCAAGGATCGTCCCTGATTCAACGCCGAAGTCAACTGAGAAAGAATCGTGAGGTCGGCGTGAAGCCGCACTCGCTCGATCCGGCGCACGCGCAGCGGAGTCAAGCTCCATTCGTTCTTGAGCCTTCCGAAGCCACGCTCGACGGACGCGCGGCCACGGTACAGACCCTTCCATCGCAACGTCTCGCGCGGTATCAGCGTGTGGAGACGGTCGGCCTTTACCCACTTCGATTTTGTGTCACATTCACCTGTCGGACAGCGCCACTTGGTTGCTTTGCGCTTGTGGTCCGCCCCGGCGAACCTCCACTCGCCATGCTCACACGTCGGCGGCTTGTGCTCGCCGCGCTTGACGGCAGGTGTTTCGCGCAGCGGGATCACCGGGGAGATGACCGAGGTCATGGAGGCGCAATCTCCTTGATCCAGACCCCCGGAGGTTCCAGCCTCGCGGGGGTCAGTTTTGGCTTTATTACAGGGAAAACTACAGGTCGGGTCGGACGGAAAAACCGTCCTTTGCGGGCTTCCGCGAAGATGCCCAAATGCGCACCTTTCGGAACGCGCTGGCGCAGCGCATCGCCTTTTGGGGGCGCGCGATGAGCGCTGGCGCGCGCTGGATGTGGGACGTGCTCGACAAGAGCGCCCGCATCGGCGCGGTACTCGCGTTTCTCGCCGTGTCGATTGGCGGTGTGCTCCTACACCAGCCCGCAGCGGTGATCGGCGCGGTCGTCGGCCTACTTGTGCTCTTTGCGTTCGCGGAGGGCACCTATCGGGTGGCCCGCGATGCCGAACAGCAGCGGGTAGCTGCCGAGCAGCAGCAGGTGGACACCCAGCCCGATGCCAATGCGCTCTGGCTCAGCGGACAGCTATCCGTAGGGAACGATCTGCTGGCACGCTGGCGCCTTGATACACCGAGCTATAACGCGCGCGACGAGATTGACGAAGCGGCCGTTTGGGAGAACAAGACGCGGGGTGGCCTCGCAGCAAAGCTGCCCGTCTACAGCGGACACTTCGGGTTGGACGTAGGGCTTGGGCAAGAGTTCATCTTCTCGCCCATCGAGGCAGGGGAGCGAACGAGGCTACGGCGTCGGCTTCATCGACTCGGAGAGATTGCCGACCGCTACAGCATGGAGCAGTCGAAATGAGCGCCACGCCCAGCACTGCGACGTGGCGCTCAGCGGGTGCGTCAGGAAACGCGGCCGACCAGTCCGACCATCCGGTGGGCGGAAGGCGTGGCGAACACGAACCCGTCCGTAGTCTTGTGGATCAGACCCGCGTTGCGCAGCGGGCGAAGGACGGCCATCGGGTCCTCGGTTTCCATCTGGCGTCCGATGTCAGCGACAGACCAGATCGGCGGGTGCTCGTCCGGGTCGGTCAGCAGATAGACGATCTCGCGTTCCATCGTCTCGTACTTTTGCAGCGGGTCCTGGATAGGCTCATCGGGCATCGGAAGGTCCACCCTTTCGGTGTCACGGCCGGGGGGCCGCTACAACGGTCGCCCCGGCCAATCTGTATGGAGCCGCCGACGCTAGGCTTCCCCGATCATGCCGTCAAGGGCTTTCGCCAATCGTTTCGCCAAGCCCTCCTAGCGCTACCGTCGACTGTCCGATGCCTGAGCGCAGGACGTACCGCGAGCTCGGCCCCGAGCAGAAAGCCAAGGCGATCGCGCGCGGCAAGCTCAACCTCGCGGTCCACCACGGCCGGGTCAAGCGCCAGCCGTGCGAAGTCTGCGGCGCGCCGAAGGCCGAAGCACACCACGAGGACTATTCGAAGCCGCTTGATGTCGAGTGGCTTTGCCCTACCCACCACAGAGAGCGCGAGCGCGCCAAGAAGGAGAGAGCCCAATGTGCCCCACAGGCCATGAACTGATCAGTCCCGACGTGGTCCAGCGCTACCGAGAGCAGGACCAGCGACCGACTAGCGCGGCTCTCAACCACTACTCGAACATGCTCGACGCAGCGATCGGCGAAAACGAGGCCGCGCTTGAGCGCCGGCTCGAACTCCTGCGGGACGCTGAGGCCGACGTCGCCCTTGAGCAACGGCAGGACGCCGAAGAACGGGCCCACGGTCAGCCACGACGCACTGGGGGCGTTGGCCTCCGCTCTCGCAGTGGAGAGTCCAGCATGATCGTTGTCCGCTTCTACTGCGGCAACTGCGACTACGGCCCGCTCGACGTGGATGACAACCGTGAGGCGCCGATCCCGTTCGCCGCGGCGCCCGTCAGCGTCTTTGATCCCGAGAACGACGGGCAGACCGTCAGCGAATGCCCCGCTTGCGGCGACTGCCTTCCCGACTTCGTCCAGCCTGGGCGCGGGCTCCATCATCGCGGCATGCCGGCTGAGGACCCGCGATGACCGCAGACGACGCACACGCCAAGTTGGTGGCGGCGCTTGAGCAATACGCCGACGCCGACGAAAAGAAGCTGGTCTACACCGCCGCGTATCTCGTCGCGCCGCTCGCGTTGGCCGCAATCGCTCTGGAGATGCGGGAGCTTCGAGAGGCGCTCAAGCCCGTCACGGTGCCGAGATGACGCGTTTGGCCGTCGTCAGCTACGCCGTTGCAGCCAGCCCCGAGGGCAAACGCAGGGCATGTCTTGAGGGCCTCGAGGAATGCGCCGCGCGAGCGCTCGAACATGGCGCGACGGTCCCGGAGGTCGTGGCCCGGCTCGAACAAGTGGGCAACGATGCTGAGCAAGGCGAGTTGTCGTGACCCGCGACGCAGCCATCCTCGAAGCCGTCAAGCGCGCCATGGCAGCCGCCCCAGGCAACGACCGCGTCAGCGCCAGGCACATCGCCAAGGAGCTCCCGGACCTGAGCCTGCGCACCGTCGAGCGTGAGCTCGCCCGGCTCGCCCGCGAAGGACAGCTCACCAGGATCCAGCATCGAGGCGAACCAATCCGGTATCGCATCCCAGCGGCGAGGAAAGAGGACTGAGGTGAGTCTCGCGAAGCAGCCGCCTGGCGACAGGCACAAGGCCATTTCCTGGGTCGTCGGGCGGCTGCTTGACGGGACTCATCGGCGCCATAACATGCATTATCGCGCGTTGCGAAAAGCGCGTGTTTGCAGGGGATTCTCGCGGTCGGTTTACATAGTCCTGGCGAACGGTCGTCCGCCCTGGACGCCGAAGCTCGCGGGCTCGCTCGCGTCCGAGTGCCGTTCCACATGTAAGGACGAGTTTCCGGCTTCGTCTTGTAGGATGCTCCGCCACACAGCGCCCCCGGCAGCGCCACAGACGTCACCGGGGGCTCACACCAGGAGGTCAGTCCTGATGCGCAGTCGAGTCTACGCCCTCGTTCCAGCTACCGCAGCGCGCATGCGCGCCCCGGCGAGAAGGCGCCGACATGTTCTCGGCTGCTATGGCAGTATCCGCGCGTGGCACCGGAGCCGGAAGGGACCGACCCGCAGCTCGACGCGAAGCGGCTCAGGCGGCGGCAGATCGACCACGAGGCCACCCGCGTATGTGTGGGATGCAGCGGTCGTCGACGCCGCGTCATCGACGATCCGATCACCATCCCCCTCACGGGCCATCCCCTCTTGCCGAAAGCGATCAGCATCCTGGCGGTCGTCTGCGACGACTGCGGTCTCGTCTGCTTCTACTCGACGCAAGAGAGTTCTCCTTCCGGCTAGTAGTGTAGTTGCGCGGGCAACCGCGCAGGGTCTAGGCGTCGCCGAGCACCAGCCGGAGCTGGCCTACGAGCGCCTGCAACTCGCGTGGGTGCGTGAAGCAATCGACGGGCAGCAGGATGCCAATCATGGGGTCCTCGGGGGCGATCTTCTTCGCCTGCTCGAGCAGCGTGTTGTACACCTCCGCGAGAGCCCCTATCTGCGGCACGCTGCTCTCTGCGAGCCTCCCGAGGTCCTCGTAGAGCTGGACTGCCTGGGCGCGCGGATCGGTCAGCGACGCCGTCGAACCTCCTGTATCGGCAGCGGCGCCTGCGCGCACCAGAAACCAGCCGAGTTCTCGAGCATTCGCGGCGACGTCACTCGGGTTCATGCCGTACCGGTTGATAACGAGCCCGGATCCGGCGTAGGTCGTCTTTGCGCGAGCGGGCTCGGGCTCGTCGGCCACAAGACCGGCGGGAACCGCCGCGCGTTGCTCCCAACTCATGTGGCGGCTGTCGTCGTCGGCTGACATCGATGCCTCCTGTTGATCGAAAAGGAAAGGACTCTCAGATGAACAAGCCTGGTCAAGCAAAACCGAAGCGTGCGCGCCGTCAATACGCCGCTTTCGTGCTCAAGGCGTGGACCAAAGAGACGCTAGCAATACGCATTTGCACGACACTCGACCCATACCCGGCTGACGCGATCGTCAGCATCACGAGCAACGTTGACTTTCAGTTCGGCTGGCCGTTTCGTCGCAACTGGGCTCTAATCATCGTGAGGCGCCCCGATGCGGAATAGCGCTTCGCTCCACCAAAGAAAGGCCTCACCATGATGTTGTTCGCGCTGCTATTTCTGCTCGTGCTTACTTCAACCATCTGGGTCGGCTTCGATGCTGCTGGCCGTGACTGGACCGAGCACCGACATGGCCACAATGTTGTCGAGTGGGTGGTCGGATGCTTGCTGGTGTGGATCATCGTGTTCCCGATGTATGTTGCCACGCGCTCTCATGCACCACTCAAGAACCAGCGTTAGGACCCTGGCGAATAGCGACAACATCGCGGTCGTGGCTCAATAGGACTCCGCGAGGACCACTGAGCGGCTAGAGCTCGTAGTAGCAGACTCCCACATTTGTCAGCGAGCCTTCCGTTACATTCAGTTTCCACGCCACGCCCGGTGGAATGATTGGTACGGATAGCGAGAATATCTGTTCGTTGGTACTAGGTTCCACTCTCAGAGATGCAACGCCTCCACTGCCGATTTTGATCGTTACCTCCACCCGTTCTGATCTGGCCGTCGTGAGGTTGAACACTGCGGCGACCGGACGGATAGCGTTAGGCGTCTTGCCCGCGACGCCTTCGGCCTGCGTGTAGTTGTTTTGCAGGCCCCATGGTTCTGGACGCTGAGGTTCACCTGCCACGATAAGCCAGTTAAGCCCGTCGGAGATGAATTCAACGTGCTGGCGTACCGCGAGCGAGCAGCTAGTAACCCCTTGCAGGAAGTCGCCGAAAATCTCTTCGCCGTTGACGCATTCCACCGTGACGGCCCCCCCGCCAGCAGCAGCCCCGACGCGCTGGGAGACGGCTCCTGCTGCGGCCGGGAGTTTCACCGTGATCGGCCCGGAGGACTCGATTAGCTGGCCATATTGGGCGGTTACATTGCTAGCGGCGATTACGACAGCGAGTTGCACCAGGCTACCGAGCACACGGCTGGCCACGTTCCTGATGTCGGTGTTGGTGATGGTCGTGGCAGCAGCGGGCACGAGCACGTAGGCCAAGGTGATGCTGTTTTTCGGTGCGGCGGCGACCCCTTCAAGGTTGGTCAGGGTGGCGCCGGCTTTCGCGGTGCCTTCCTTGACTTCGATCTTGGCTTCGTTTTTTGAGCCTTCATAGCTTTCGTCGAAGACCGTGGCGACGATCCGTTCGATGCGCGGGTTAGACCCGTTGGCTGCGGCGAGCGTGAACGTGGCGGCAGCGGTGTTGCGGAAGTAGTAGCCCGATTGTGTGGCTGACACGTTGCCGGGGATGATCGCCTCGCCTTGGGCGACTTCGATTTTCAGCCCGGACCCTTGGTAGGTGACCTGGAGGTCGGTCGCGGCGACCAGGCCGCCGAGCACCGAGCCGATCGTGGCTCCTCGGGCGAGCATGAAGTTGATCGCCCTTCTCGTTCGCTCGGCGGATTCGCCCGCCGAGTTATCTTGCAAGCCGAACGCTTCTTGCGTCATGGCTGACTCCCTTCTCGGCTAAAGCGTTGGTGCGCGTGGGTCGATGCGCTCGCGATGGAAACCCTGCGCGACGAAATCAAAGAGCTGCTAGACGCGCCCGTCAGGCTGACCGAGTTCGGACGCACCAACTGGCTCGAAGGCGCAGACGCGATCGATCGCGTCGCAGAGGATCTGGACTTCGAGACGTTTCATCTTGAGTTTCGCCTGCTTGTCTTTGCGCTTGATGAAGGCAAGCGGGCCGCGATTCTTAGGCTTGCCCGTGAGATTGAGCATCTGCGAGATAACTGAGTGCGCACATGCCCAGTCGCAGAAGTGCAGCGACCGCCCCGACCGCCCCGTGATCGTGACGAACCGGCCGACCTTATCCTGGTGATTGCATCCCGCGGCGTCGCAGCGGAAGAGCGGTTCGGCGCCATCCTCTTGCGTGATAGGTCATCACCTCCGTTCCGTTGTAGACGCGGCTAGCCAGAGCGCAGCGCCGTGTTCGAGACTGCTCTGCGCAATGTCGACCCCTTCAATGCGAGGTGACAGCCGATGTATTTCCTGATCGTGAAAACCGAGCATGGCTACCACGCTCGCCTCTATGACGAGAACAACAAGCTGCTGTTCTGGAGCAAGGACTACCCGTCGGAACGAGCAGCGGTCGCTATCTGCTCGACCACTCGGCAAACGATGACGCCCGAGACGCCTATCCGCACGGAATCACGGTAGGCGGGGGAAACTTCGCTGCGTACTTGAGGGCGCAGTTCCAGGTGCAGAAGTGCAGGACGTGGGGCTTGTGCCCCGTTTCGGTTACGAGTAGCCAGCCGGGGCACTCTGGCTCCGTGTAGAGCGAGCTGACGTTCGTGTTGCATCCCTCGGCATCGCAGTAGAAGACGCGCTCGATGCTCACTGTGCCGACCCCCCGGTGGGGGAGGGAGGCAGGTCTCCAGAACATGCATTATCGAGCGTTGACAGTTGCGCCACGAGCGGTCTCCTATTCCGTGAGGCTGAATGTGATGCCGTCAAACCCGTAGTAGTCGCCGGTCGAGAGGTTGCTGTTGGGCTGGCATTCGCCGGAACTGAGAACGATGAGCGATGGTGCGCTAGCGGTCGAGATCGGAGCGATCGGCATGAACCGGTTGAACGACGGCCGGTAGCCCACAGGGAGCGTGAAGATGGTGGTGTTGGCCGGGACTTCAGCAGTCGTTTTGATTGCGCCGGTGAACCGCACGTTGGCGCCCATCTCGCGTCGGACCGCCACTCCGCCTTCGATTTTCGCCGAGACGTTTTCCACACCGACCCACGGTCCGACCCCCGGCAGCTCAACCCACAAGCTGTCTACCAGCACCGCGATCCCGAAGCCCGTCAGGCCCGTGCTTTCGCCTTTGGGGGTCGATGCGAGGTTCCCGATGATCGCTCGGCAGACGCCTTCGCTATCGACGATGTATTCGGTCTGGCCTGCCTTGAGTGCTTGGACGTCGCCGGAGAGCTGGGCGAGCTTTTGACCGAGCCACTGGCCTGCGGGTTCTGCGTAGCCGGGCATTAGATCGTCGGGTTCAGGGCTTGGAGAAGCGGGGGGCGACCGAGCGTTAGCTTGACCACGGCGTCGCCCTGGTCGGCTACTTCGCAGCTCCAGGCGATGATGCGGAACTCCCGTTCAAGGCCCTGCGGGAATCTCGGGTCGTACACTTCGCCTGTGGGCGCCGTTTCGGGGATGAACAACTTGATGTCGTCGCCGACGGTGAACGAGCCGAGCGGAAGGTTTGGGTCGTTTACACCGATCGTGATGGTGGGCGTGACCGGCGCGTAGCTGTAGATCGCTAGGTCTGAGAAGCCGATCTGTTCGAGCAGCCCCTCGATGTTCTGGGACTGGATGCTCGCCCGGGAGATGACGCGCTCCCACAGCGGGTAGCCCTGTTCCTGCGTGGCAGGGTTGAATTCGCTGACGCTGATTGCGCCGGAGCCTCCAAGCTCGTAGATTCGGTTGGCGGTCTGTGTGCCGTCCTCGGGGAATTCGTAGCCCCGTGCTGTGGTGACATCCACCATCAGCCCGTTTTGGGCGAACGTCCGGCCGCGTCTGGGGTAGCTGATGTTGATCGTGCCGACCGGCGGCGAGCCTGGGCCTTCGCTGTAGGCGACGTCGACCCCGAAGTCAAAGCCGACGCCCAACCCGAGCTGGGCGAGCTGGGAGACGATCGTGTCAACGGTCTGCATCGACGTGAACGGGTAGCTGACCGCGATGTAGTCGCCCACCCCCGCGGCTGGTTCGGAGCCGGATGGCACTTGGCCGTTAAGCTTCAGTTCCAGGCCGCCAAGGAGATCTCCGTAGGGCTGCAGCGACCCGTCTGAGTAGCCGATCGCGTCCGCGATGATCTGGCAGGCGATCAGCGAGGCATCCCATGGGGTCTGTGTCCAGTAGGACATGGGGGAGCTGTCGCCGGTGATCCCTGAGTAGGGCGGGCTTGAGTAGTCGGTCGCCTGCACCCTGTTTTGAAAGTAGAACCAAGCCTCCGAGCAGGACACTTCCAGCAGGCCCGTCGTGGACTGCAATGAGGCTTCGACCTTCCATTTGCGGGGCAGCACGATGCCTCCCCACTGCACCGACTGCAGATAGTCCACCACGATCAACGTCCGGTTGGGCACCGTGCAGTTGAGCGGTTCAGTCGTCTGCACCCGCGGGTCACGCAAGTCGAGCGTGCTCTGAAACGTGCCGGGCGTGTTGAGCTGCTGGCCGAACGTCACACCCCGCAGCGGGAGCTGGCCCAGAAACCGGCCGGTCAACAGGTCATAGGCCAAGTAGCTGAACGGGTTGCCGTGGACAGCGACGCCGGTGGCGGCGACTTCCGAGACGGGTTCCGGGCTAGGTTCAGGTTCGGGCGCCAAGCCGGGCTGGCCGCCGCCGTAGTAGTAGCCGCCGTAGAGGGCCGCTCCGAATGGCGCCTGGTTGTATTCGCCGGCTCCGTCGACGGTGAAGTCGCCAACGATCAGGCCGTCGCCGACGACCGGCCCCGAGGGCACGGGCTAGCCTTTCTTGGGTTTGGCGCGTCTCTGAGCCCGGTTGGGCTGAGCGGCGTCCAGCTCGCCCTGCCATTTGCGCATCTCCTCCGGGAACGTCTTAGACACGTAGGTCTCCCAGTTGTCGACGGCGATCCGCACCGCCGGATGCTCCACCTTCTCCAGTGTCTCGCCGTCGTCGTAGACGATCTCGGGCTGGATGAGGTAGTGGCTGGGCTGCCCCAGAGGCTGCTTGTGGTAGGTCTTCCAGTCCTTGGGGGCGACCGCGACCGGCTCGAACTGGGGTTGGACGTGCATCGTGACCAAACGCACGGTCTTTTTGCGTGGTGTGGTCATGACGCACCTGCGTCTGACGCCATGCGTTCGAGCCAGCCTTCTGTGCTGAGATCAATGAACTTGCGGAGCGCCGCATACATGTCCTCAGCTAGCGTCTTGTCTTCTAGCCGCACTCCCGCGATCTCAACGATGCCATGGCCGTCGATGACCCCCTCTAGGGCGCGCTCGCCGATGCCGATGCAATACGACGCCGTAGACCCCGGACCGATATCTGGTCCCGCGTCCACGCCGATCAGGATGTTGTGGTGAGCCGCGCCATCGGACTCCACGTGCTGACCCGCTCGCAGCCCGATGAAGATGTTGTGCCCCCTGGCTTCTGTGCTCATGCCGTCAGCCCGCTTTCGTGTGCCCATTTGGAGAACTTTTCGCAGAACTTCACGACCGCCAACGCCTGCGCTTCCGTTTCAAAACCATAAGGCGTGACTTTGGTGGCTTTCAGCGCCCCGGTTTCCAGGCTTTCGGCGACGAGCGTCGCGGGCGCTTTGCCATTGAACCCGAGCTTGGCGGCGTTGAGCGCAAGTTCCGCGTTGGGGAATTTACCGGTGATGAGCCCCGCCGCTTCTGAGTTGTGCGCCCCCATCGAGATGATCAGCCGGTTTTCGTAGGACGCTTCCGCCGTGCCGGTGCCGGCGAACGTGCCGATAAACACGTTTTTGGATTTCGTGTTGGCCTGCCCGGCGTTGCAGCCGATGAAGATGTTCTGGCTGTTAGCGCTGCCACCCGCTTCGTTGCCGAGGATCACATTCAACGCGCCTTCGCCCGTCGGCGTCTGCAGGGTGCTGACCCCGACCGCCACGTTGTCTGACCCCTGGGCGCCTTTGCCGGCGTAGGTCCCGACGAACACGTTGCGGCTCGTCGCGGTGCCCGCAAACCCGGACTGCCAGCCAATCGCGACATTAGCGAACCCGGCTCTCAGTTCCGCGCAGGATTCATGGCCGATCGCCACGCAGTTGCTTGTTTCCGTACCGCCGCGCAACGCTTCGGTGCCGAGCGCGATGTTTTCTTCCCCGCGAGTGATGCCGAACCCGACCCGCTCGCCGATCAGGATGTTCCCACCCCCGGTGGTGAGGCTGTTCGCGGCGGTGCGGCCGATGATGATGTTGTCTTCGGTGGATTCCGAGACCTGCATTCTCGTGGTCGCGGGTTTCATGGTGCCCGCCAAGGTCACGAGTTTGGGCATTTCTGATTTAGCGAGGCCGGCTTCTTCCAGGGCTTTTTCTTCGGCGCTTGAGAACGTGCCGTTCGCTACCGCGATCACGTTGGTGTAGGAGATCGGGTAGCCGCGTCCCTTGACGAGCTTGAATTTTGTGCCCGTGAACCCAGTCCAGCTCTGGCGAACTTCATGCGTGACGCCGACACACCAGTACAGCACTTCGGTTTCCAGGCCGCACCCTGGCGTGACTTCGGTGAAGGTCACGTTCGGCACGTTGTCGAGGTGCCAGTTTTCTTCGTTCTGGCCGGAGGGCGTCGTGAATTCGGTTTTGCCGCTCGCGAGTTCCGCCCCAGGCGCAATAGGGCCAGCGATGATGCCGCTCAGGTGCTGCCCGGCGTTTTCGCCGATCAGGATGTGGCTGTTGTGTTTTTCCTGTTCGATGCGCGACAGGCCGAGCAGCGTTTCGCCTGCGCCCGGGCCGATCGCCATGCTTCCGCCCTGGAAGCTGTAGCGCAGATGCACTTTGCTTTCGATTTCGCTTGAGCCGACCGTGCCGCCCGCGCTGTTGGTGTTCCATACCTGGGCGGTCGTCCCGACGATCACCCGCGTTTTGTTCTCGAAGTCCCAGATCGAGCCCTTGTATTCTTTGCCTTCCGCGACAGCGACCGTCACGCCCAACGGCAGTTCTTTCCCCGTTTCAAAGCCTGCCGGTCGCACCCACGCCCCGGACTTCACTTCCCATAGACCACGTTCTTTTTCGTTGGTCTGAAACGGCACAAGGACGATGTTCCCTTCGATGATCGCCACTTCGTCGGTCTGGCTTTTCGCGGGGATGCCGGAGAGCGTGGAGTTGACGGTCACCACGGCGACCGCGCCGGGTAGTTCGGCCTTTTTGACTGCTTCCTGCGCGAGCGTTTCCGCTTCAGCTTTGCTGAGCCCCGCGCCCGTGCTCCATTCCGCTGTCCCGTTTTCTTTCCACTTCAGATACTGCCCCGTGGAGCCGCCCGTCGGGACGAGCCGTTTAGAGACGGCCGTTGCTAGCTGGCTTTCGGTGATTGCCCCCGTGCCAAGCATCGTGTTGGCGATCGTTTCGAGGTCGTCGCCGTATTCGTTGAAGAGTTCGGCATTGGCTTTCGTGACGCCGTTGACGACGACAGGCTTGAGAAGCGTCATGACCAACCTCCTAAATGATCCACGCGCTCGCGTATTCGCAAAACAAGGTGCCTTGGCTGGCGAGAAACTGGATCGTCGAGACGCCAGGGTTGAGCGTCCACCACTTCGAGCCGGAGACCAGCAGTCCGGTCCTGGTCGACCCGGCGGTGCTTCCCGACGAGTACAGGATCGCGGTGTGCATGTCGGTGTCGACCACGAGTTTTTCGCCGGCATTCAGCGTCAAGTTGAAGGCGAGCGTCGGCCCACCAGTCGCGGTGGCGTTCTGGATCGCCGGGTTCACGCACGGCCCTTCGACCGTCAGAATCGGCCGCGTCTCAATGTTTCCGGCGTTGTTGACCGCCAGCGCACCCGTGTAGCCGCCGCCGCCCCATTTCAGATTCCATTTCAGCGGCCACGTAAAGCCGCCCACACTCGTCGGCGGTTTGACCGACAGCTGCTGCGTCGGCGCATACCAGCGGGGGTCAGTGCCGGCGAACAAGAACATCACCTTCGCCAGGTTCCCCAGCGTAAACGTGATGTCCACCGGCATCTGGCGCTTACGGACACGCACTAGCGTCGCCAGCGTTCCCCACGTGGTGGTGTTCAGAAACAGCGGGTACTGGATCGTGCCGCCCGGCACTGTGGCGTCTGAGCATTCCTGCCACGCCGCGGTGAACGTCCCGGTCGCGTTGTGCAGGTCGGCTTTGACGATGATTTCGCGCTCGCCCAACACGTCCAGGCCAGCGAACGCCCCATGGTCTCGTGCCCTGCCTGCGTCTCCGCTGCGCACGGCGGGCATGTCGATGCCTTCGAGCCCCGTGAGCTCCAGGTTCGTGCCGGGTCCGAGGCTCAACGCGTTGTTGAAGTTCATCTGCCACGCCGAGAGCGTCGGGATCGTGGACCCGTAGGGCAAGAATGCCATGTGACCTCCCGGCCTTTAGGGCAGCGGCATGAGCTGGCGCAGCACCCACCCAAGCTCAGACGCGTTCGCTGCGGCGTCTTCCGGGTTCATCCCGTACTGGTTGACCACAAGCCCCGAGCCGGCGTACTGCACCTGCGAGCGCTCCTTGGTGACGTCGACTTCTTTTTCGAGCTTGGCCTCTTCCTGGGCGGCCGTGTCTTCCAGTTTCTGGAGTGCCAGGGCGGCCCCTTTGAGCGTCAGTTCCGATTCGCCCTTTGCCTTCGCCAACGTCTGTTCGGCATTCTTGATCGCTTCATTCCAGTGGTTGGTGACGTTTTCCATCGCCTTCGCGGCTTCCTCGCTCATCGTGGCCGCGCCCTGTTCCACCTTCTTGAGATTGGCGGTGGCCGCCGCCTCCTGGTGTTCGGCTTCGTGTTCCGCGAAGCTCAGGCCAGAGGCGGCAAGGTTCTGTTGTTCCTTGCTCTTGTTCGCGGCGGCGAGCACCTTGAGCTCGGCGTTGCCGATCTTCTGGTCCTGGGCGAGCTGGACGTTGTCCACTTGTTCCTGCGCCGCAGCGATTTCGCCCGCAGCCTTGATTGCCACCGCGTCGGCGTGCGCCTGCGCCATAGCCTCTTGCGCGTCGGCCTGGGTTTTGTCGTCGTCGACGAGTTGCTGATCCTGTGCGAGGACGCCCTGTTCCGTCGCAGCCAGTTCGTCCTCGGCGATCTTCGCCTGCTGGATCTGCTGGTCATAGCTCGCCTTCATCTGGCCGAGCTGCACTTCCTCCTTCTGTGCGATCAGGTTCAGCCCATACAAGCCCCGCTCGCCGAGGATCGCGACTTCGATGTTGGTCTGGTCCTTGATTCCCGTGACGACTGCGTTCGACGAGTCGGCCATCACCTTGCTCTGCGCTTCGATCGACTGCGCCAACGCAGCGAAGCTGTCGGACATCGACTGGGTGGCATCCCCGATCGCTGTGGCAGCTGCCTTCATCGCGTCAGTCTGCTGTGCCTGTTCGGCCTTGACGATGTTCAACTGGTCTGTCGCGGTGTGTTCGGCCTGGGTGGTGCGGTCCTTTTCCTCGGTCGCCTGGATCTTCAACGATTCGCCGAGCTTCGTCGTCTCGGTTGCGACCATCTCCTCGGCGAGCGTGGCGAGCGCCTGCTTGTGAGCGGCCTCTAGTTTGGAGGCAAGCTCCTCGAGCTTCTTCTGGTGCGTCGCGTTCAGTTCGCTGACGAGCTTCGACTCCTGCTTGCCGGCGACAGACCCTTGCGCGCTCTTACCGAGCGCTGCGATCAGGCTGCTCATCGACCCGCCGCCCGCCGTCACGGCTTCGACCATCCCGCCGATAGCCGACGGGCGTGTCGTTTTCTGAGCGATCGAGCCGGGAATGCCCTCATGCACTGTCGCCGGCCCTAGCGCCCTGGTCGAGACCCCTAGGGCTTTCTCCATTGCGGCCGGCGTTGAGTTCTGGATCTCGGCTTCATATTTTTTGAGTAGTGATTCGCCGCCGGTGGTGATTTTTTCGATATGCCGTTTGAGTTCTTCGCCTGCTTTTTTCGCCGCCTCTTCAAGCTTCTCTTTCGCTTTTTCTGCGGCTTTTTCGAGCTTCTCCCCTGCTTTTTCTGCGGCCTTTTCCTGCTTCTCTTTCGCTTTTTCCTGCGCCGCAGTAGGGGGTTCCGCAGTGCCCTTGCCGTTCTGCTGGGTCTTTGCAAGCGCTTCCGCTGCGGCCTGTTCGCGGCGTGATTGCTGATCGGTTGTAGCGGTTTCCCCCGGCTGCGATCCTGCCGGCTGCTCGTAGTCTTTCATGATGAGGTTGGCCGCTTCGGTGGGCGACTTGGTCTTCTTCAGCGCAGCGACGAGGCTTGGTGACAGGTGTTCCAACACCTGCTGCGACTGCTGCGTGACGCCGCCCGTGCCAAGCCCGGGGTAGCCGGACTGCTGATACAGGCCGCCACCGGGCGTGCCCGGAACGAGGCTCGACTCTGCTGCGGCGTTGCCGACAAACCCGGCCGCCGCAGTAGCGGAGAAGCCCTTGCTCTCGAAGAACCGCATGATCTGCGCTTCGACGCTGCCGCCCTTGCTCGTGGCGCCTTCGGAGAAGTTTTCGGCTGCTTCGCGTTTGCTGATGTTCTGGTTGACGCCGGGTTCGGTCTTCGAGTAGCGGGGTGCCTTTGCTTCTTCTGCGACCGTCCTAAGTTTTTCGATCTCAGGAATACTGCCCGTGAGTTCGCCGATCGTTTCGTCGTACGCCCGGATGATCTTGTTTAGGTCATTGATAATGGCGTTGCCGACGGTCTTTGTGACCGATTCCATCGCTGTCATCACGGTCGACCAGTGCTGCTCAAGCTCTAGCGCCGCGAGACCGAGAATCCCGAGGACTGCACCGATGCCGGTGGCTCCCATCGCAGCATCTACCCCGACGGCTGTCTCGTCTGCGCTCTCGACGATCGCCGCGTTGGCGGTCTCGACCTCGCCTGCTGCGGCTGTGGCTGCGTCGGACATGCTGCCGTAGGCGCCGGCCATCGCCTCGGTCTCGGTCGTCGTCGTCGCTGCGGCTGTCGCGACGGCGTCGTCCTCGATGGCGAACTTGCCGACGATCGTCGAGACGGCGCTCGTGACCCCGGACGCGAGGGTCTGCATCCCGCTCCACATTTTCTGTAGGCCGCCGTAGAACGCGACGGCCTTCTGCGCCGCGAACGCTCCGACCGCCGCACTGAGCACCCCGGCGACGGTCAAGCCGAGCGCCTCAGCCGCGACCTTGTTCTTTTCAAACCACTGGATCACTTCGCCCGTGGCCTTCCCGGCTGCCTGGAGCTTGGGGATCAGGAAGAACCCGAGCCGGTCCGCGTCCGCGGAGATGCTCGCCTTAAGTTGGTCCATCTGGAAGGACAGGTTTTCGGTACGTTTCTGCCAGTCCGAGCCGAAGTTCGAGCCGCCCTGCGAGACATCTTTGACCTTGTCCTTGAGCCGGTCGAGCTGGGCGAGCAGGATCTGCACGCCCATTGCCTGGCGGCCACCGAACGCGTTTGACAGCACTCGCATCTGCTGTGTGGCGGTGTCGCCCGAATCCTGAAGATGCTTCTTGAGGTCTTCTAGGGCGTCGACGAGCCCATGGCTGCGAATGTCGTCGCCAAGCTCGGTCGCGGAGATCCCGACTTCCCCTAGATAGCCCGCGGCCGTCTTGGACGGCGCCGCCATGATCCTGATCGCCGAGGTGAGTTTCGTTGCTGCCGCCGCGCCGCGCAGGTTGTTGTCGCCGAACACTGCGAGCGCGCCGCCGATGTCCTGCAGGGAGACGCCGAAGTTCTTCATCGGCGCGAGCAGCCCGGTGCCGAGCGCGTCGGCGAGCTGCTGCATCGTCATATCCCCGGCGCCGACGATGGTGTTCAGGTCGCCCATCGCATGGCTGTAGGAGCCCAAGCCCGGCAGACCCGAGATCACCGCTGCATCGAGAGCGTTGGTGACATCGACGATGTTCGCGCCGCCGATCTGCGCGCCCTCGGCCGCCGCCTTCATCACGCCGTACTCCGTGGACACCCGTTGCGCCGGCGCGGTCGTGGCGTTCAGCGCGGAGACGACGTGATACATGCCTTCGGCGAGCTCCTGGGGCTTGGTGCCGACTTCGCCGGCCATCCCGAGGATGCTGCTCGTCAGGGTCTTGACCTGCTTACTGGACGCCCCGGCCTGGGTTTCCAGCATCGTCATCTGCTTCTGCAGGGCCGAGGCGCCTTTGACGCCCTCGACAGCAGCGACCCCGAACCCGGCGAGCCCGGCAGTGACGGCGAGCTTCCCGCCCGACGCGAGAGCGGACCCGAACTTCCCGGCCTTGCTGTCCGCTTCGTCGAACTCCTTGCCCATCTTCGTAAGTGATCCTGAGAGCGGTATCCCCCACGATGCGCCCGTCTGTCCGAGTTTGGTCAGGGCGCTCCCGGCCTTGTCGCTTCCCTTCTCAAACGCACTACCGATCCGTGCACCCGATGCGGCGGCAGCCACGGCGGTCTCCTCCGAGGCGCCCTGTAGGAGCTTCTGCGCCTCGACCGCCCGCGCGGCCGCCGCGACCTGCTCGTCTGCGGATGCGCCGGCCGCCTCGGCCACCGCCGCAGCCGAAGCCGCAGCGGCCTTCTGGGACTGCGTCATCTTCTCCGCGCCGTCCACATAGGCGGCTGCTGCGCGGCCGGCGGCGGCGGCCTGCTCGTCGGCTGAGGCGCCCATAGCCTCGGCCTGCTTGGCGGCTGCATCACCTGCGGCCGCTGCACCATCCGCAATCGTCTTCGATGTTTGCTCGTAGATGACGCCAGTGCGAACTAGTTCGGCCTGAAGCTGGCGAAAGTCTCCGAGGCCCGCAATCGTGACCGTACGCGCTGCGCCGGGAGGCATTTAGAGTCGCGCCCCGAGCGCCTCGTGGATGGCCGTCGCCAAGCGGTCTGCGATCAGCTCGAGGATCGCCTCCGTCTCATCCTCAAGCGCAGGCGAGAGGAACGCCGGATGGCTGTTCTTGTCCGTCCAGCCGACCCTTTCGGGCACGCCCGGCCGCGGCGAGTAGGTGGGGTGGCGCACAAAGCCCTTCCCTTTGTTCTCGATCGGTGCGGCGTTCGGTGCCGCGTCGCCGCCGGCGCTCACCTTGAAGTTCACCGCGGTCGCACGCGCTTTCAGCGAGCCCGCGACACGCGACGAATAGCCCACCCGGCCTGCGGCGTTGACCTTGACCAACTCGGCGCTGTCACGCAGGGCACCGCGCACCGCCAGCGCACCCGCCGCCCCGGTCGCCCGGATACCACGCGTGAGAGCGGAGAACTGCTTGGTGTCGATGACGATCGGTACCCCGGTCTTGCCGGCCATCACAGCCCTCCGCTCTTAGCCTTCATCTCCATCACCCCCTCGGCGAACGTCAGCAGCCCGAGGAAGTCCAGCCACGTCAGTCCGTCGATATCTCCGGGTCGGTAGGAGAGGACGTATCCGAGGGGGGCGAGGGCTCCTGCTCGGAGCTCGGCGGGGTCTCCGTCGAGTCGGGGGTCGGGGCTGGTGTAGCCCCCGAGGTAGGGTCCGCCTCCGGTGTGGCAGTGTCGAAGCCCTTCTCGAACAGCTCACCGACGCGGAAGTCGTCCATCTGGTCGGGCCTTTCCGGCACAGCCTCGCCGACTGCCTTGCGCGCCAGCCAGAGCGCACACAGCGCTGCCTGCGGGTCCTGCTGGAGCAGCGCGCCTTGGAAGGTCATGTAGCGCCCGATTTCTATCCCGTACCACTCCTTGATTTGGGTGAGCGCAGAGACGGTCAGCATCTTCTTTGGGTCGAAGATGTACTCCTTGTCTCCGTACGTCAGCTTCCACTGCAGCCTGTCGGCCATGTGCGTGCTCCTTCCGCCCCTATGCCGGGCGGCTTTTTCCAGTTGACGCGGCGTCAGGGCATAGCTGCCGCCGCGCTCAGCGCCCGAAGGCGCCAAGTCCTAGCTCTTAGACCGTCTGAAACGGCCAGGTCGCCGACTTGCGACGATTGCATGGCACGCACGCGGGGCGAAGGTTCGCCAGACAGTGCGCGCCGCCCTTGCTCAACGGCTTGACGTGATCCCACTCGACCGCCTCGCCGCTGCACATCCAGCAGCGGCCAGCCCAGTAGTCCCACTTCGCGGCGAGCAGCTCCATGGTCGGCTCGACCAACGTCAGTTCACGCACGCGCGCTCGTCGCCGCCTCGCGTACTCGCTCGTCAGCTCAGCGTTTGCCTTTCGCCACCGATACCCATACGCCGCCTGATATGCGCGCACTTCCTCTCGCCGGCGCGGGTTCGCCGCATAGAACGCCTTGCGCTGGGCGCCCAGCCGCTCCCGGTTCCCGCGGTTGTAGGCACGGCGCTCCGCCAGTCGCTTCTCGCGGTGTCGCTCATAGCTGGCTTTCGCCTGCGCCTTGTGCTTCTCGGGATGCGTGCGACGCGCTGCTGCTTTTTGGGCGAGTAGCCGCTCGCGGTTGGCAACTCGATAGGCAACTTGATGCGCGCGCTGGTACTCGGCGTCCGCCTCACGCTGGCGACCTCGGCACTCCTTACAGCGTCCGCCGAAGCCGCCCTTTCGCGCTGGTTCGTGAAACCAGGCGTCTTGCGGTAGAAGCCGCCTGCAGCCCGGACACGGCCGATGCGGCACTCCGGCAATCTCGATGATGGTGCTCCGCACTACGCGCTACCGTCCTGCACGTCAACCTCCGCATTAGGTTGGCCTGCCCCCGGTCGTTAGCGCGACGTGGGGGCACTTACGATTAAAAGGTCGTGTCAGAAGTTATCAACTTCGCGGACACGACAGCGTCATTGGTGGCGTCGATGGTCGCCCGGGCGCTCAGCGTATTCTTCACGAGGTCCGGCCCGTCGATGGGGGGTTCGGCGCCTGAGTTGATGAATACGTTCGGCATCGTGAAGCTGAACAGGTTTCTCTTGCCGGACGACCCGATTTCCGCGCCGGTCGCGATAGCTTCGATCTTGAGTGCTTCGTTTTTCAGGAACGCTGCGAACACGCTTTTCGCGGATTCGGTGAAGTCGGCTTCCATCGAGACGGTGATGTCGACCAGTCCGTTTGAGACGGGCAGCGCCTTTTTTTCTTCGCCGAGGTAGATACGGTCGGTGGCGAACTTGTGCTCCAGGGTGACCGTCATCTTGCGCACTCCCTGTAGCGCCGTGATGCCGCCCGAGGCGAGGCCGATCTTGAATTCCGATGAGCCTTCGTTCATCGCGAACGGCACGCCGTTGGTCGTGAACACTGGTGTGATGAGGGCCGTGTTGTTCTCGATTTCGCGGAAGTCGATGTCGTAGCTGTAGCTGCACAGCCCGATGCGGTCGAAAACGAACTCGGCCTTTGTGACGACCCCGGAGTGGTAGTTGTACGGGACGACTTCGGCGTTGGTGTAGGGGATGCCGACCTGGAGGTCGAGGAACGGCGATTCGCTGATCGTGATCGTCTCGGACGCGACCGCTTCTTCGGCGTTGGCGCTGATTTCGAGTTCGTTGGATGCCTGCCCCGCGACCGATGTGACGGTCGTGCCCGCTTTGATCTTCGGGCCAGTGACGAGTGCACCGACCTTGATCGACCCCGCTGTGTACGTGATGTTTTTGACTTTTTTGCCGACTTCGAGTTTCACGCCTGCGTATTCCGTGCCGTTGTGCTTCTCGGAGGCTTCGAGGTTGATCCCCGACGCGCCCCCGAGTTCGTAGGCGGTTGTGGTGCCCGCCTGTTCCAGGATGCCGTTGGAGCCGAACGCGGCAGCCAGTAGCAGCGCCTGCCCGGAGGTCATCACGTCACCAGTGAGGGTCGCCATGGCGTCGGTGTACATCTTGATGTGCGCCGAGCTGATGTCCGCGATACGGCCACCTGCCAGGTAGGGGCCACCCTGGACGATGTGAGGGTTGTGCGTCGGCTTGAACGTCTTGAAGTAGAGGGTGCGCGTCGGTGTTTCAAACGTTTCGCCGTACTTCTTGCAGCGGGCCACGGCCGCAAATGCGCCAAGACCCGAGCCAGCCGTGATGGTGGTCATGCTTGCTGCTCCTTGTCCTCCGGCTCAGCCGGGTCGGTTGTCTGCTCGTCGTGCGCCTGCTCGAACGCGGGCTGCTGTCTGGCCCCTCCACGGGGGTCGTTCTCCGACCAGAGACCGGCTATGCCTACGGCTACCTGCTCGTCGGTGAAGTCATACGCGTCGCCCGGTGCCACGGCGGGGCCGTTTTCCACACTGGCGGGACTGTGATCGATGTTGTAGAAACGCGGCACGGTTCTCTCTCCTTTAGCCGAGCTGTGGGCTCGGGGTGATGATCGCCTTGAACGTCAAGGCCCAGTCGATGACGCCGCCCCAGCCGCTGGGCTGGCCGGCCATGATGTCCAGCCCGGCCTCGTAATTGGCTTCGATCGGGAACATGACTTGGGCGTTGGGGCCGCTCGTGCCGAACGTTGGAGCGTCGCGGTTGGCGATCGCCGGGCCGGCCACGCATTCCCCGAACAGCGCAAAGGTCTGCGCCATCACTTCGGCCGCCAGCGACTGATTTGTGGCCGCGCTGTCGCCGCTGAACACGGTCACTTTCCCCTGGATCTCATATTCCTCTGCGAGCTGAAGTGGGATCGCGTGCCAGTCATACCGTGGCCCCTTGATCGGGCCGACGATGATGTAGCGGGCGGGCTCGAACTGGGCCAGCGCCGCCGGGAACACGCTCACTGGCTGTGACTGTTCGGCTGCGGCTTCGCGGATGAGCTTGAGCAGTCCTTCATAGATGCCAGGGACACTGCTGACGAACGTGCCTTCGCTCATCGCGCGGCGCGATCTAGTGGTAGGATGTTAGGCGTGTCCATCTGCTCAGTCGACGGGTGTGGGTCGAAGGCGAGGGGCCGCGGCCTTTGCAGCAAGCACTACCAGCGCTGGTTCAAGCATGGAGATCCCCTCGTCGTGCTCTCGCCCCCGGCGGTCGTCGTCGCGGGCGAGCGCTATGGGCGCCTTGTCGTGATCGGCGACGCGGGCAGTACGGCACGCGGGCAACGGCGATACAAGGTGCGGTGTGACTGCGGCAAGGAGACGACGGTGGTCGGCGCCTCGCTTCGCGGGGGTGCCACGCAGTCCTGCGGCTGCCTGCACCGTGAGCGCTTCCGCCACGAAGCACATGGGCGCAGCGGCACGCCGGAGTACCGCACCTGGCAGGCGATCATCCAGCGCTGCACGAATCCGAAGGATCGTGCCTATCGGTATTACGGCGCGCGCGGGGTGAAGATCTGCGAGCCCTGGCGGAACTCGTTCGCGACGTTCCTCGCCGACATGGGAACGAAGCCTGGGCGCAGCTACAGCATCGACCGCATCGACGAGGATGGCGACTACGAGCCGGGCAACTGCCGATGGACGACGATCAGCGCGAACTCACGCCGCGCCCACCTCGGCAAGCCGCACATCGATGGCCACTCCCACCGCCGCTAGCCCAAGCCTACCTGCGAAAAACTGGACAACCGCGCTTTGACCTCGGGCAGCATAAACGGAAGCAGCCCAGGCTCGACCTCGCCGTGCTCGCCCGCCATCTGCGGATCGCCGCTGCGTGATGCCTGCTGCTCTTTGCGCCACTCGAACGCGATCTGTTTCAAGGCGGCGTTGCGGACCGGCGGCGGCAGAGGATCAAAGCCAGCGGTCCAGACCACCTCGATGTTTTTCACACCGGGAAACCAGGGGCGCCCGACAAGGCCCTGAAAGGAGCGCACGAGATAGCCACGCAGCGGGTCCACCGTGTACATTTCGTTTGACCCCTGGTGCTCGGGTGTCTGTTCTTCGAGCACGTGTTCGCCGTTGACTCCCCACCACTCCGCGACGCGTATCGGCGACCCAACGACCGGGTAGTAGGGCAACATCAGCGTGTTGCTGTTGAAGACCGAGAACCGTTTGGCGAACGTCGTCGGGCCGAGCGGGCGCCCCAACTCGTCTTGCAGCCACCAGCACACGTCGTCTACGACTTCCTTCAGCTTCGTGTCTTCGCCCGCGACAGGCACGTCGTCCATCTGCAACCAAGGGCGAACGTCGGCGTCCACATCAAGGAACGTGGACCACTGCGGGGTCGTGTCGTAGGTGTAGGCGTTCCCGGGGTCTGATAGGGGCAGCAGCGAGTACAGGTCTGTCGTGCCGGGGCCGGTCGGGACGGTGATCCAGAATGTCTGCGGGTCTTGGCCGACGACGCGCAGGTCGAGCCGGTATTGCGTGTTGCCGGGCGTCGTTTCGCTATCGCGATTGGAGGGCAGTTCGACCGACATTTCGCCGGCGCTGTTGAAGGCGGCCGTGACGGGTTCGGGCAAGATGCTTTGGCCAGGCTGGCTCATCCTTTCGCTGAGCGTGAACTCAGCGGCGCCCGCGAGCGCGGCACCCGACGGGCTGGCGAACTTGTGCGTGATCGTGCGGCGTGAGAACGCGATGATGCACCTCCTGCGAGTAAGCTGCTGGCGATGAGGAAACGGCTGGAGCCAAAGGACACAGCCCTCCTGTGGGCGCAGTCCGAGGTTGCCTACTCGCTGAACCTGTTCTTGTTCGGCGTGGATGGCAAGGATGACCCCGGCAAGCTAGACGCAGGCGCGCGAGAGCTAGCAGCGTTTCTGCTCATGCGCTCAACGAACCAAGCATGGTTCGCCGCGTTGGCTCAGCACGGATGCTCGGGGCGAGAGCCCGATGGCAGCTTCCCATGCAAGTCCTGCAACGAGATCAGCACGCTTGGGACGGAGCGTCTGTGGCCCGTCCTTTATCCCGAGCTTCCATTCAGCGGGCTCACCCCCAGGACGTAGTGCCCTCTGATCCTCGAAGGGCATGGTCGAGATAGAAGCGGGTCTCTGCGTCGGGCTCGCGCTGATACCAGCCCATGTGCCTGGCTTGGAATGGGGCGCCCGTGCGGATCGCTTGGTAGCCGAACCCCGTCCCGGCGCGGTAGAGCGCGAACGTGGTGTCGATCAAGCTCCCGTAGACGCCGGGCTCAAGCTGGCGTGCCTCACAGACCAGCTCCTGCTCGTGGGCGAGTGACGGGATGTCTCCCACGTCGTCCAGGTAGAGGCCGACGCCGGCCTTTGAGAACTGCGGGTAGCGGTCGAGAAGCTCGTGCAGGTGCTCGACTAGGTCCAGCGGGCAGTCATCGGTTGGGACGACATCAGGGTCTGTGTAGACGTAAGGAGCGTCTGGCACGAGCCCGGCGTGCCACAGCGCGCGCGAGCCGAGATTGCGCCCCAGCTTGACCACCTTGTGGGGCGACTGCGACAGGTAGTCCAGTAGCGGCGGCCACGAGCTGGCGTTATCGAGAAGGGTCAGATTGTCGTAGCCCGCGCGCTCTAGCCACTCCACAAGGGCGCGCAGGTCAGTTAGACGATCACGAACATTGATTAGGACCGGGCAGTCCATAGGTGGTGGCGCCGGTTGAACAGTTCGGTGTCCTCGTCCCAGGCCGCGCGCCCAATCTGATACACCCAGTCGTCCTCGCCCTTCCCGGCCGCAGGGTGCAGGTGCTCGACGATCGACTCGGGACACTCGACGAGCCGGCCACGGTGGCGGGCGGTCCCGAAAAACTCACCATCGGTGTAGTTATGTCGGTATCCCTCGTGCAGAATGCCGGGGCCGTCGATCGTGCCGAGGTCCGCGTAGGCGCGTGCGACGAGGGCCATCGTGCCATGCGGGTTGTGCAGGTCGTTGACGACGACGACGCCCTCATCCATCACCGCGAGTGCTGCGGAAAGCCAGCCCGAGTGGAACAGCACATCCTCGGCACCGAGGAACAGGCAGGGCTCGCTCGTCTCTCGGTAGCCGAGGTTGATGCGCTTCGCCCATGAGCCGCCCTCGTCACGGATCACCTGCGCGCCCGTGAGCTGCGCGAAGTCGGCGACCTCTCCGGTTGCGATCAGGTAGACGGTATGCGGCTCGGGGGTCGCCTGCTCGATGTTCTCCACCAGCGGGGCGAGCTTCGCCGGGCGCATCGCCGGGATCAGGATGGCGGTGCTATCCACAGATCTGCCCTGGGGTCTTGCCGTAGGTCCAGGTGGCGACGGGCACACAGCGGAACATCGGGTAGCCAGACACAAGGCGCTGCCAGAGTGCCCAATCCTCCCACCTTGCGTTGGTCCCTGCGTAGTGGCCGCCCTCCCATGGTCCCGGCCCCTCCCAGTCGGTCGGGAAGCCGCCAGCCTGCTCAAGCAGCGAGAGACGGATCAGGCAGTTGCCATCGATGAAGTTCGTCTCGGCGAACGTCTCGGCGAGCTTCTCATGCGACCAATCGTTGCAATCGACTCGGGGCTTTGAGCCGCTCGCGTCGTAGGTGTAAACGACATCGGCGTCGTGGAGGTGGGGGAGCACCGTCTCGACGTGGTGCGGCAACCAGGAGTCGTCGTCGTTGAGGACCGCAACCCAGGGCGTCCTGACGGCAGGCAGCAGCGAGTTCTTGGCCCGTGCGTACTGCACCATTGGCTCGTCGTCGCCGACCGGATGCGAGCAGACGAGCTGGGCCGTGACAGGGATGGTCTGGGCGTTGACTGAGGCGATGTTCTCGGCCAGCAGTGCCTCGCGGCCCTTGATGGTGGCCGTCAGGACTGTGATCGGGGCCTGCATGTGCTCCTGCTCGGGATCGGGTCATACACGGTCGGCACGGCCAGCCATGCCTCGTACTCTGCGCGGAGCTCGTCAGGGGCCATCCCTTCCAAGCGGGTGTGGTGGCTGGCGTCGCCGCGCGCGCGAGCGGCCGGGTCCAGCGTGGCGTTGCGTTCGCTGACCTTACGCAGGAAGTGCTCGAAGCCTCGGTAGTGCAGCTCGCGGATCTCGAGGACGTTGACCAGCGTCGTGAGGCCAAGGTCGCTGACGGCGTGGTTGCCGTTGGTCAGCACCCGGCCGGGGCGCGGACGGAAGGCGATCTTGCCCAGGCGCTCGGGCTCGACACGCCGATGATTCCAGTCATGGTGGAGGTAGCGTTTGACGTGAAGCGTGTCGTAGGGGCAGCCGGTGAGCAACGCCGCGATGGACTCGCCGTTCGTCGTGGCCCAGAACTCATCGATGTCGGAGGCGAGCACCCAGTCTGCACCGGCCTGGCGCGCGCGCTCCGCGAGCTCGTTCATCAGCTCGGGCTGGCGATGGATCGGGCCGGGTGCGTCCTGCCAGTAGACGCAGCCCCTCTCGCGGGCCAAACGGATCAGCCTCCCGCGGGTGCCCTCGCCAGGGTCCGAGCTGTCGGCGACGAGGATTAGGTCGACGCCCTCGGCGAGCATGTGTCGCAGCGAGCACTCGACGATATCCGACTCATTCTTCGACGTATAGATGGCGGCGATCACGGCACCGCAACCACGTGCTCCCAACCCCCGAGCCGGCCCTCCAGCTCCGAGAAGCCAGCGAACCACGCCGGGTCAACAGGGTTAGGCCAGAACGGCTCGTGTGTGGAGAGATGCAGCGGGACGCCCTTGGCGGCGAGGAACGGGGCGACGCTCTCCAAGACGAGCGCCTCCGATCCCTCGATGTCCATCTTGACCAGGCAGCAGTCCTCGATCTGGTAGTCGGCGAAGATCCGCTGCAACGTGAAGCACGGCACCGTCTCGCTTTTCTCGCTGTCGGCGTAGCGGAGCACCGAGGACATCGAGGATGCCCAGCCTTGGGGGTGGCTGGAGATCGTGCAGGTGCCGTCGTAGTCGGCGACCGCGGCGCGCACGCAGCGGACCTTGCCGGGCACGTTGCGCTCGCAGTGACGGACGAGATACTCGTAGGCGACGGGGTCGGGCTCGACAGCGACCACGTTCGCGCCGTGGCGCGCGGCCCACATCGACAGAGCACCGATGCACGCGCCGAGATCCACGAACGTCTGGCCGGGCTTGACGAACCGGGCCATCACGTCCAGCGTGTCGCGCTCCCAGTTATCGGCGCCCCATTCGTTCCAAAAGCCGGGGGTCGGGCCTTCGGTGTAAGGCGGGTCGAAGGGCGGTTCGTCTACGTCCCAGGTGACGCCGCGTCTGGTGATCTTCATGTCGCCGGGACCCCTCTCACTGTCTCGCCCGCGGGCACGTCATGGATCACCACGGCGCCGGCGGCGATCGTTGCCCCGTCGCCGATCTTCAGCAGGTTGCAGATCGTGGCGCCCGCGCCGATGAACACGGCCTCGCCGATCTCCACGTCGCCGCAAATCGTCACGCCCGGGGCGATCGTCGTGAACGCCCCGACGGAGCAGCGGGTGAGCGTGGACGCATAGTTGATGTGGACGTGCTGGCCGAGGGTCGCCTCCCTGAGCAGGATGGCGTTCGGGGCGATGACGCAGCCGATGTCGATCTCGCTGTCGGGGTTGACGATGGCCGCCGGGTCGATCAGCGAATCTGCGGCATGCGGCCAGCGTTGTGCGACCTGCTGTCTGGTCTGGGGGTCGTTGACCGCGATCAGTACGGCTGGGCCCGCACCACCCCAAGGGAATGATCTCAGGACCGTCTCATCGAGCACCGATAGCTTGCGTCCACATCGCTCGGCGACGGCTTGGATGTCCCGGCTGTGCGAGCCGGTCCCGATCAGCACGTCTACCATCGATAGCCCTCCGATCGACGGACGCCGATGTGCTCGCACCGCGGGGCGTCCTTGCGCGCGCCGAGGTAGGCGAATGAATAGCCGTGCGCGAGCAGCGTGTCGGTGATGCCGCGCTCAAGGCCGTCGCCGGGCTCGGCCAACGCCAGCTCGATCGCCTCGCGCCGGATCAAGCTGGGATTCAGGCTGAACAGCCGCCGGTGTTCGACAAAGCCCTGACGGTCGGTGTACTCGTTCGGGGCGACCTCGATCTGGCCGCCGGCGGCGATCTCCTGCTCGCCCCATGGCTGGCGCTTGAGCACCACCTGGGCTAGATGCGGGTTCTCGTCGAGCAGTCGGGCCATGCCCGCCAGGTCCACGGGCTCGCGGTAGATGAAGTCGTCCTCGGCGTGGAAGACGTAGCGAGCGGGGGTTGCGAGTGCCAGCGTCCAGGCCAAGCGGACGGCGGCAGCGAGCCCGCGACGCGACGAGTGCGGACAGATCGTGAAGTCCGGTTCGTAGCGCCGATGCAGCATGATGCTGTAGGCCGAGTCGCCCGAGTCATCGACCACGACGCGCCACTCGGGCCACGGGTTCAGCGAGACGCGCAGACTGTCGATGGCCTGGAGCAGATAGTCGCCGCGGCCGTCCGTGGTGACGGTCAGAGCGAATGCCAAGGCGGCATCCCGCACCGGATCATCCAGGCAAGCTCTCAGACGAGAGCTCCTTCATGGCCTGCACGATGAAGTCCAGGCAGCGTTGCTGTCGTTCGCGCTCTCGCTGTCGCCGCCCGCAGCGCCAGCGGATCAATGCTGCCACCCGTCTCATCAGATCGAGCCTTCCGACACGCGCCGCAGCGCGAGCCGTGCCGTGCGCAGGTTCGCCTCCGCCCGCTCCTTCGTAGCCTGGGCACGGTCGAAGACCTCCGCTGCTTGCGCGTGCTGGCGTACGGCGTCCTGGAACTGGCGCAGCGCTTCCTGCTGGTGCTTCTCCTGTGCCGTGGGCCTGCCGAGCTTCACGCTGGCCTCCAACGGCCAAGGCCCTCGCACCAGTTCCGCACGCCAGCGAAGATGCGCTCGATGGCCGTCTCCAGTTCGACGACTGTCATCTCGTCTCTGATGAAGCACTCGCGTGCCTGCGCCAGCGCCCAGTCTTGCGCGCGCTCGCGCTCAATGAGCGGGTGCGCCCTCACCGCCAGCATCCGTGCGCCGGCGCGATCGCCCAGGGTGCCGATGGCGAGAACTCGTCCCTGATGTGCCTCAGCGGTGGCCCATGCACATGCATCGTCTCGCCTCCAGGATTCAACACATGGGACTGTAGCCAGGTATCCAGTCGGCACCAATGCTTAGGTTCGTGCCCCTCGTCGGATAGCTCGGCGATCGTGTCGAGCGCGTCCGGGTATCGGGCGAGCAGCGCGGCCGAGAACTTCGCGCACGAGAGCCCCGCATACAGCCGGCCGACGTAGGGCACCTGGAACGAGCACCATGGGTGGTGACACTGCTCAAGCTCGTCGAGAGAGTCGGGGCGGACAACTACGTCCTGCTCGACGTTGATGAAGCTGGCGCCCTTCGCCCAAAGTCCCGCCAGTAGCTCCCAGTACGCCTCGTCGCTCCCGGACACATCGACGAACGCCACATCCCAGCCTGCGAGTGCCTGGACTACCTCGGGGCGTAGCCGGGTGTAGGGCTGAACGACGGGAGTCTCGTGGCCCCGCATCGCACCTCCTACGCCAGCTCATACGAACAGCTCCGCCGCCGGCCATCCTTTGTTCAGGTCCTTCACGGTCGGCTGGCCCAGCCCAATCCACCGCTCAGCATCGAACCGTGATCGTGTCGAAGGCTCAGGCAACGTGCGCAGGTAGTCGCAGCGGGCCATCCAGAAGTTGCCGCCGAAGAACGGGGTGCCGTCGGAGAACTCCTGCTCGAAGCCTTTGGGACCGTAGACCTCGCGGGTGAGCCAGTGGCAGCCCACAGCGTCGAAGCGCTCAAGGTGCTTGAGGTTGATCCGCCAATCGCGCACGACCAGCTTCGTCATGCTCCGGCGCCATTTGGCCCGGAAGTCCGTCACGTCCTGGGCACCCTTGGTGTGGGCGTAACAAACCGCGCCATCATGCTCCAAGGCGTACTCGCGGACTGCTTTCAGCGTGACCTGCTCGAAGCCTTCATCGGCCTCGACTGCTACGCGCACGTCCAGCGGGTCGAAGGCGTCGCGCGCCGCGTCGCGCCAGAGCTTCGCCCCCACCAAGCCGAGATAGACCGGGGCGCTCCAGTCAGCGGCGAGCAGTGCGTCTACATGCTCTAGGACGGGCTCGGTCCAGGAGCCGCCTGTAAAGCAGTGGTAGAAGTGCGCGACGTTCAAGCGGGCGGTCGTTGGGCTGACTCCATGGTGCCGGTTCTCCTATCGGTGGAAGTGCTCGACACCGACGAGGTTACCGTCAGCATCGGGTTTCCAATGCACGTGCACTCGCTCATCGACTGCTTGGAACACCGCGATGTCCACGAACTGCCAGGTCTGCTCAGGCAACGGCCGCACGCGCGCGCTCGGCTCGATCTTGCAGAACCCGATCCCGCCGAAGTCCGCCCACTCGTCTCCCGTCTCGATCCACACTCCGCCGCACGGGGGCTGTTTCCCGGTGCGGTGAGCCCAATGCGGGCCGCCCGACGGAATCCCCAGCCAGTAGGCCCAGGTCCCGAGTGCACAGTCGCAGTCGAGAAGCTGCTGGATCAGGTCGTCTGAGACCTCATGGTCGTGCTCCACGTTGATGATTGTTCGGTCGGAGTCCCACCAGCGCGCGACCCCGGCGTGGTAGTCGAGCGGGTCCTCGCAGCAGATCGGCACGACCTCGAAGCGCTGCGACTCGAAGATCGGCTCATCGGGCAAGTGGCTGGCGAGAACAACCGGCTCGGACATTCGCCCGAACCTTGCCACACCGCACCACACCCGACCACACCCGACCGTGCCATGCCCCGCCTTGCCCGACCTGAGCACGCCGTATGAAGGATCCAGACGGGTGACGCGAACCAATGGGAGTGGCTCAGCTCGTCTGGCCTGCGGGTCATCGGCAACGTCTGACCCGTTCGGCACGTACCGCCCGCTTGGGGGATTGTGGCACCGGAGATATGCCAGCCCAATACGCGCCTTCTCGTCAGCAGTCAACATACGGCCCTCCCGTGGTTGTCGGTTACAGGCCGGCGCGCTGCCAGAGTTGCCAGGCTGGTACGCCGAGCGCTTTGGAGACGGTCATGATCGTCTCGATGGTCATGTTGTATTCGCCGCGCTCTAGGGCGCCGTAGTAGGAGCGGTCGATGTTGGCCTTGAGGGCGAAGGATTCTTGTGTGTAGCCCTTCTCGGCTCGTGTCGCGCGGAATGCTTTGCCGAGGGCGCGGCTGGATTTGGTCTTCTTGCGCGACACCGCGAGAAGCCTGTCCGAACGACGCGCCTTATTCCACTGTGTTTAGCTACACCTGGCATAGCTCCCACGCGGCTACCCTTGGACGAGTTGCAGTCGCTGGCGGCGCTCCCAGGCGCGTTGATCCTCGCGGCATTGGTCAGCTTCGCGTTTGCAGAGCAGGTAGAACCGTTGGGCGGCTTCATCGCGTCGAAGGTGGGCGTCGCGCAGCTCGTCTTCGGCGTGTTGTAGCTCAGCCATCGCCCGCAGCTCGGCGCTGCTCATCGGGCGAGCAGGCATCCGCTAGACGGCGATCAGGTCGAGTTGTTCGAGGCAGGCCAGTGCGGGGGTCGCCACGACGCGCTCGCCACTCGTGGTCAACACGCCAGCCTCGACTAGGCCGTCGATCGCGGCATCGACTACGGCGGGTTCGTAGTGGCCGAGGTGCCGATACAGCGCGGGGCGGGTCCGTCCTCGTGCCCGCGTCAACATGCCGATGACGACCAGGCGTTCGGCGTTGTCGCGCGTCTGCTTGGATTCTCGGAACATGAGCGCAGGGAACTAGACCCCGTGGAACCCTACATGGTGGAACAAGAGGCGTCAATCGGAAAAGATCGCTAGATGCCGCCGAAGAAGTCCAAGGCCAACCGCGCGCTAGGCGAAGCGATCCGCGCCATCCGCAGCGACCAGGGCGAGACGCAGGAATCCTTCGCCATCAAAGCGGGGATCGACCGCAGCTATTACGGAGCGTTGGAGCGAGGCGAGTTCAACATGACCGTAGACACGCTGATGAGCGTGGCCGATGGCCTGGGCGTCTCGGCCTGGGAGATTTGGAAGCGCGCAAGGCTCTAGCGCGCAGGCTTCGGCGTCTGCTTGCGCGTCGAGTCCTCAGACTCCGGCTCGACCTTCAAGAGCGCCCGCAGCGCGACCTCGGGATCAAGGTCGATCTTGACCGGCTCGTCCATGTCGCGCGCCTTTGGCTTCTTGTCCTCGGGCATCGCTCCAGACGATAGCGGCGGTATAGGCTCGCGCTGATGGCACCATGGAGCGAGGCCGACCAGGAAAAGCACCACCGGGAGACGAACGACGCCTACCGCGCCATCGGCCGATACGTCGTGGCGTTCGCGGAGATGGTGCGCGAGATGCGCATCCTTGTAGGCCTCTACATAGCCGGTGGCACCCGCTGGATCCTGGTAGACATGGCCTTTGGCGAGGCGACCGCCCAGCCGGTGTCCGTCGCCTTCTTCTCGCTCTGCCGAGACGCCGGAGAGTTCACCAAAGCGGAGGAGGAAGTGGCCGATGCGCTCAGCAAAGCCGTGGCGAAGACGATCCGCGAACGGAACGACATCGCGCACGGTGACTGGACCGTAGGCGCGACCACGTTTGATGAGCACCGAAACCCGGAGACCATGACGCCGCGCCTGTTGCGCGCCACCCCGCGCGGCAAGACGCCTTACAAGGTCGAAGCCCTCAAACCGTCGGAGATCGACGA